AATAAATACTTTACTCATGCTACCCCGACTTTGTTCAATATGGGTACTATTAGGCAACAAGGAAGTAGTTGTTTCTTACTAAAAGTCGACGATAACATTAATAGTATAATGAAAGTAAATGGCGACTGTGGTAAATTATCTAAACACGCTGGTGGAATTGGTATTCATTTCAATTCTGTAAGAAGTAGAGGTTCACGAATCCGCAGTACTCACGGTAGAAGTGATGGTATTGTACCATTTCTCAAGATTTATAATGCTACTGCCAATGCAGTGAATCAAAGTGGTAGACGTCCAGGTTCGTTTGCAATTTATTTAGAACCATGGCATGCTGATATTATGGGATTTTTGCAATTAAGACTTAATAATGGTAATGAAGAAGACCGAGCAAGAGAATTGTTCACTGCTTTGTGGATTAATGATGTCTTTATGGAACGCGTCGAAGCTGATGCAATGTGGTCACTAATGTGTCCAGATGAATGTCCAGGATTAGTAGAAGCTTATGGTGAATCATTCAGACATCTGTATGAAAAATATGAAAAAGAAGGAAAATATAAAGAACAAGTAAAAGCACAAGAAGTATGGAAAGCAATGATGAAAAGTCAACGTGCCACAGGAACACCTTATGTACTCAACAAAGATACATCAAATAGACGCAATAATCAAATGAATTTGGGAACTTTGAAAGGTAGTAATTTATGTGCCGAGATCTTGATTTACACCAGTAAAGAAGAAACAGGAACATGTAACTTAGCTAGTTTAACACTTGGTCAATACGTCGTATTCCAAGACAATGTTCCTCGCTTTGACTTCCAGAAACTTCATGATACAGTAAGAGTTGTTACACGAAATCTCAATAGAATTATTGATGTTAACTTTTATCCGATTCCTGAAGCCAAGAATAGTAACTTAAAACATAGACCAATCGCAATCGGTGTACAAGGATTATGGGACGCCTTTATGAAGATGAGATATCCATTTACAAGCAAAGAAGCGCAAGCATTAAATAAGAAGATTTTTGAAACAATTTATCATGGATTTTTGACTGAAAGTTGTGAATTGGCAAAAAAGGAAGGATCGTATGAATCATTTGATGGAAGTCCCATTAGTCAAGGTAAATTCCAGTTTGACTTATGGAATGAGGAAACACAAGAATGGAATGAAAGATATAAAACCCGACCAGATTTTGAAAAGAAATACAAACGTAATACAGCTCAACCAAGTGATCTCTGGAATTGGGAAGACTTAAGAAATGATATTATGTGTAATGGACTTCGTAATAGTCTTGGTGTTGCATTGATGCCGACGGCAAGTACAAGCAATATTATGGGTTCCATGGAATGTTTTGAATGTGTTACAAGCAATATGTTTGTTCGAAGAGTTAAAGCAGGTGAATTTTATATTGTAAATAGATACTTGATTAATGATTTAATGAAATTAGGACTTTGGAATGAAGATATGAAAGACAAGATCACATTAGAAGAAGGTAGTATTCAAAACATAGCTGAGATTCCAGATGAATTGAAAGAACTTTACAAAACTAATTGGGAACAAAATCAAAAAGAGGTTATTAATCTCAGTATTGGGAGATCTCCATTTGTAGACCATACTGAATCACATAACACATTCATTTCTGATCCACAAGATAACAAGATTCATACAAATTTAATGTATAAGTGGCGCATGGGACTTAAAACGTTGAGTTATTATCTCAGACAACAAGTTAAAGGTGCAGTAAAATTCAGTATTGATGCTAGTAAGACACTTAAAAAAGAAGAACCAGAATTAGTTTGTACACGTGATAATCCTGATTGTGAGAGTTGTAGTGGTTAAAAATTGAATTAGATTATATTATTTTTTTATATAATGTGTAGGATTCCTAATGAATTGTGGAATCAAGTATTTTCTTACTTAACAAATGAAAGTAAAGCTAAATTTTACTGTGTATTGAATTTATGTTCATTAAAAAAGAATGAAATATTCTTACTTCATGAATCAAGGAATTTACTTTGTTATGAAAACGAATTTGTAGATATAATTAAAGATCAAAAATCCAATATTAACTTTCAAGGATTTTTAAAAATATCAACTTTACATCACGCGAGTTATCATGGTCATGAAAATATTATAAAATTCTTAATAGCAAATGGGGCTGAATTGAATATTAAGAATTATTGTGGCGACACACCTCTAATGAATGCAATTAGAAGTGGTCATAAAAAATGTGTTGAACTCTTGATAAAGGCTGGTGCTGACACAAACGTAAAAAACGTTGATCATTTAACAGTATTACATTATGCAAGTATATATGGTCATAAAGACATTCTTGAACTTTTGATTGAATACGAGAAAAATAATATTAATTATCGATGCAATCGTGGTTATACAGCTCTACATTATGCAGCTAAACATGGTCGTGAAGAATGTCTCAAATTATTAATAAAAAATGGTGCTAATGTATTTATTCAAACTAGTGGTGGTAGTATGGCTTTAGACTTAGCACATATTAATGATCATGGAAGATGTGCTGCTATATTAAAAAATAAAATGTCTGATTACTGATTAATCTTTACAAATTTAATTCAGAGAAAGACGCAAAATCAGTAATTACCAATAATAACGATATCACAAATTTCAATATTTAGTGGTAATACATCAATACGAACATTTCTTGCGTAAAACTCCTTTAATGAGTTTGGTACATTATCTGGCATAAGTTCAATAGGATTATCAGAACAATCTATTTTTTCTAATTTTTTTGGTAATGATTCTATAACAGCGATAGAATTTTTCCAACACCATAGATTACTGAGTGTAGGTGGTAAATTGTATGGTAATCGTTTTAATCCACAATTAACAATTTCCAGAGTAACAAGGTTCTTAGGTAATGAAAGTATAATTTTTAGGTGAGGGAGTTGATTTGCAGAAAGATGATATATATTGCTGTAACTAATTCTAGTTCGTAATTCTAATTTTTTGTAATCCAAGAAATCATATGGAACATCTTCTCTCCATATTTGAATAGACTCATTAATGTAAACATTTTCTTTTCTACATTGTGGACATTTATTATTGTAATTTAATGCTTCATCTATACATTTTCGATGATATTCTAAATTACAATCACAACTGATTTTGACCGGATTTTGATTAATTTCATCAAGACATATAACACAAGTATCCATATTTTTAATTCATTTAATTAAAAAATATTCAATTTTCGCAAGGATTTTGTTTCATCTGTTTTGTAAAGATTATCAACACTCATCATCAATGGTTTTTGAAATTCTTCTGTATTGTATTTGTCCCACGTTTCTTCTATACAATTCCATTTACTGATTTCATCATGATGAAATTCTTCATTATCATTGACGTCTTCGTCAATGTCCATTTTACATTTTAAAAGATTTTTATGCTCATCTCTTTTCCATCTAATACAATGTAATGCTGCTTTTTTAAAGCTTTTTTGCACTAATTTGTGAGATAATTCTTTCAAATTTTTTTGTACCCATTGATTGTCTTCCATTACCATCACTTTTTTCCGTGCTTGGTCTGCAACACGAATATTAGGAGGAAGTGTCCAGTAATACTTTTCCAACATATACTGACAACATTCTGTTACACCATGATCATAAATGAATTGTGTTAATTCTTGTATATCAATTTGATCAAACGACAATGGCTTAATTACAAAATCCTGGATAACTATATTATTGTTGTTATTATTAGTTGTCGTATTTTTGTTGATTGTTTTATTGCTATTCTTTGACATTTCAACAGCAGTATCCTTAATCATAGTTCCTACTGTTTTAACAGCTTGACTTCTTTCATCAGCCTTTGTTTCTGCAATACATAATTGTTTAGTCATATCATGAAGTTCCTGTATTTTCTGTTCATAAGCATTTTTTAGTTCATTATATTTTTCTTTAGCTCTTTCATTTTCTTTGATTATAAGATCTTTTTCGCGCAATAATATTTTAAGAAAGCTTATAATCTCTTTTTTCTTCTTATTTGACTTGACTAATTTATTTTTCAACTCTTCATTTTCTTTCACATAATTATTCAATACAATAAGTAATCTATTACATGTCTTATTTCTAGTTTGATGTTTGGCTAAAACAGAAGGATATAGAAATTCTTTATCGCAAACTTGACAAATATACATTTAATCTTAATATACATTTAATTTTTAAATTATTTATTCCATTGGTACCATTATTTTCCTCATGGGAAAATATTTTCCCAAATCGGACATTATTTTCCCAAAAATGTGAAATTTTAGTCCCAATGGGCACAAAAAATCATCGACTTTTTAGGTCAAAATAAAAATTTAAAAAAAGCACTTTTTCGAATTTTGGTCCACTAATTTACTGGACTCTGTCCACTATTTTTACACTATTATTTATTATTTATTTATTATTATTTTTATATAAAAATATGAAGTAGTATAAACACACACAAAAAGTTGTGTGTGTCGAGAGGTATCAAACCAAAAAACTTTTGCAAAAAAAATAACTTATATTTTAAAGTTAAATAAAGTAGAAAATAATAATGGAAGCTAAAAGAGTTAAAACAATAATTGATGTCAGAGAACGTGACATAATCAAGGCAATGAATACTCCCTTTGAAACTAAACAACTCGATCTTGGTGATATTATATTTGTTGATGAAGAATCAGGTAATCCTTTATTGATTATAGAAAGAAAGACAGTAAGTGATCTTGCAGCCAGTATTAAAGATGGACGTGCCAGAGAACAAAAAGCTAGACTAATTGATTTGTATGTTAAACAAGGAATCAAAGTAATGTACTTAATTGAGTCTTTTGATAGCCCTAAATCTGGTAAGACTGGCTTACCTAAAAATACTTTACTGAGTTCTTTAATTAATACAATAGTTCGTGACAATATCATGGTTTATCACACATCAGGTGTAGAAATGTCCACAAAAGTTATTGCTAAACTGGGTGAAAAAATAAATGAACACTATAATAAGGGATTATATGGGAATCAAGAAACAGACTACACAAGCAAGCTCAAACTGAAGAAAAAGGAAAATAAAAAGGTTGAAGATAGTATTATATTCTTATTGTGCCAAGTTCCTAAAGTTAGTGTAAGAGTGGCTGAAGCAATTAGAAAAGAATATCCTACTTTAATGAGTTTATGTAAAGCTTATATGGAAAAAGAAACAGAAAAAGAAAAAGAACTATTACTTGCAAATATGATGTTAAATGAAAAAAGAAAGGTAGGTAAAGTAATTAGCACTAATGTTTATCATTATTTGAATTAATATTGTTATACATATCTCTTTTTTTCTGTTCTTCTTCTGTTAAAGGTCCATATTCAACTTGCTTTCCCATAAATGCTAAATCCATTGCATGATTTCCACAAATAGTGATGCCTTTTTCTTCAGCATTTTCTTGAATACGTTTAGCCGAACTAGTAAATGCATTAACAATAATATGGGTTCTTAAAAACTGTTGATCTTCTTCTGGTAAGTGTGAAATATCAACTACTTCACCATTATAAATTTTTCTTAGGTTTTTATAATTACCCCAAAATAATCTAGTGGAATTATCAGATTTTATTTGATATTTATTTGGATCCATTTTTATTTATATTTGTTTGAATACAAAAAAACTAATCAATTTTCTCAATACAAATAAATGGCAAATCGTCGTAGATGGGCACAAAGATTTGATGAACCACCAATGTTCATTCAACAAAAGAATTGGTGGGTAATAGGTGGTGCTGTGTTAGTTACTCTTATTGTTGTTGCAAGTATTGCATTTTTCTCTGGTAAAACTGCTGGACAATCATCATCAAATAAAATTGGTTGTACTGAGTGTCAGGAATCTGGTGATGCTGGATACACTATTGGTGGATTCTGTCCTCATTGGAAGGATGTAGGATTTGTTCAAGTTTTTGTAGATAGTTATGTAACTCCACTTGAATATTATGCTTTGGAAGAAAAGAAGAACGATACAAAGTATGAATATAGAATTGTTAATGAAAATAAAAGTGAAGCAATCAATGTTGCCGTTGGAAATATTCGTAAACTAAAGAGTGGTGACAAAATTGTTGTATCTAATTCTTCAGAAGATATACAATTTAATGTTGTATTGTATTCATAAAATTGATTAATAATTACAATCCAACTCAATAATGGAAACGGTTAAAACATTGTGTAGATTAAACTTATTTGGAGATGCAACTGATGGGAGTGGGAGAAGGAATTTACTATTTTTAGACGAAAATAGTAGGTTAATTGTAAAACAATTATTTAAAAATGAGTTTAAAAAAAGAAAACAAACTCTTCTCGAATCATTAAACAAGAAATTTGCTTCTGCTGACTATCCTATTGTGATAGAATTTGTTTCACTAAATATGGGTATGCATTCATTTACAAAACCATCACTTATTTGTAGATTAAAATCAGGAAAAAATGGATTTAATCCCTTTAACAGTAGTGAAATGATTAATAATAGTTTTAATGAAGTATTTAATGATATTTTAGTGACTATTAATAATAATGTAGAATATAGTTTAGTTATAAAAACAACAACAAAACTGTGTTGTTACTAATAAAAAATTGAAATGTCTTTTTATTTTTTACATTAAAATGGGTAAAGGACAAAGCAAGGAAACTAAAGAAAAAACAAGAAAACTTTGTGCAATTGTTGTTTACAATGATACTAATACAGTTAAACAAAGTGATAGTGAATTATTCGTAAATAAATTGAATAATTCAAAGAATGAATTACAAATTAAACTCAATAAAAAATGTAGTAATTTGTTTGTAGTGATTGAATTCAAAGATTTTGTATTGAATACTCGTGATCCAAGACAAATTGATTGCATTGCACGTTACTATTGTCGCAAAAGTAAGTATACAAAAAATGAATATTCAATAATTAATAATCAAATTGAAGACACATTTGAAGAAGCTTTGGTTGATTTAATTGTGGAAAGAGATTTGAAGGCACATTTCTTTAGCAAATTTACATAATTTCTTTTATTATTTTTTATTGACATACAAAAATAATGAATGGTTTTGTATGTTTATGCTTAATTATTGCAGTATCTGGTGTAGTAGGTTATATTACTTGGTTATCAAGACCAGTTTGTGGTGATTGTCCCGCTTGTCCTGCGTGTCCAAAGTGTTCACCAAGACTTGAATGGCGTTTAATTGGTGGGGCATCAAAAACAGAAAATTCCCGTGCAGATTACTTATTATTGAATGCTATTGATAATGCTAAAAATGTTTACATGCTTTTACCAGCCAGTATGGATAAAAAGAATGAGCGACCATGGTGGGTCGTAAGTGGTACACAAATAAATCAAAAAGAACAAATTGTACCGGCGAGACAGTTACAAACAGGTACTATTGGTAGTGTTCAGCTATTTGCAAATGTACCTCCAACAAATTTCTATGTTAAATTGTCATAAAAAATTGAAATATTTTTATAAATCAAAGAAACGGGTATCATGGTTAGTGAGTCAGACAAACGCAAACTTACTTGTATTAGATACAGTTTTTTCGCTATATTTTTTACTAGCATGTTTTATGCCCTTATTATTGTGGATATTATCGATGCTAACAAATTAATTAACAATCTTGAAACAATTGAATGTAACCATATTAGCACAATTAATTCAGAATTTGGCATCCCTTATATGCTTGTGAATGTATCACGCGAATTATATCTTGACACCGAATACGTTATTTACAACGATGGATTTGATATGAACCTTTGTCGCGATTGTAATGATTGGTACATTAGATTTGAAAATATTTTTGATATCAATTGTCAAAGTAACGCAAACACATTTTTAATAAATGTTAATGGATTTGATTTTAGAACTGATGATATTATGCATTACAAAATTGGATTAGCAGATATTTTCTGGAGTATCATGTTGTTTTTATCTTGCATAGTTCTTGCAGTAGGTGTTGAACTGACTGTCTATGAATTATGTTTTTAATTACTAAAAAATTTCTTTTTTCTGTTTATTTAGTAGTAGTATTATATGTCTTTTCCAGAACAGAATAAGACAGATTTTCCGGTAAGTATTACAGATTTTTTAGCTCAATATAAAATCGATAAAGGATCAAAACATGCTCCTAAATTTAAGCCGGTTGATGAAAGCGATGGATCATTTGAGCTTTTCAGTTATCAAAAATTAATTGGGGAATATATGTCAAAAGACAGTCCTTATCGCGGTCTTCTTGTTGCTGCTGGTCTTGGTAGTGGAAAAACCATTACTGCAATTAATGTAGCTGAAAAAATGGGCAGAGAAACGATTGTTCTAGCACCTAAATCATTGCGACAAAATTTTATTGAAGAAGTAATTCAGTTTGTTCCGCGATATCATCGACCACCAGAATATGCTAATATGGATAGAAAGGAACAAATTAAGATTGATAAAAAACTGGACAAAGCTATTAGTAAAGAATACAAATTCGTTACATCTAATAGTGGAACAGCTGCAGAAAAACTGGCAATGGTTGGTGACCTAACAACAGTTGATGAATCAGCACTTGGTTCTTTCTTGAAGCGCAATAAAAGTCTGGATAACAAACTTCTAATTATTGATGAAGTCCATAATCTTTTAGTAAATATGATTGATCCCTCAGCCAAGAATGGTACTAAGATCTTAGCAATGATTATGAACGCTAAGAATCTGCGAATTCTTGCTATGTCAGGTAGTCCAGTTGTAAGCGATCCTTTTGAATTAGCAATTTTGTTCAATATGTTGCGTGGTTATATTCGTGTTTCGGGAACTAAACAAATATTTACTGCATTCCCAGAAAATTATGATACATTCAAGCGTTATTTTGTTGATGAAGAAAAAAATAGTATAAAGAATAAAAATGTTTTCCAAGACAGAATTGTCGGGTTGGTGGCTTATTATCAAGGAGCTCGCGAAACTGATGACAGAGAGATCTTCCCCTTCAAACACAAACCAATAGTTGTAAAGGTTCATATGAGTGATTATCAATGGAAACTCTATGTTAAATTCCGCAGAATGGAACAAGACGAAGAACGCAAAATCAAGTTTGCCAAAACAAAGTTTGTTAAAATGGACAATAAAAAACCAGGCAGACCAAACAATACTACATTCCGTGTGAAAACAAGACAGGTTTCAGATTTTGCATTACCTCCAGGATTTGAGAAGCCAAAACGTAGAGGAGAAGCAGAAAGTGCTATTGCTGCAGCAACAAAGAAAATACTGAATAAAATTCCAACTAGTGATTTAACTAATAATCTTGGACTATATAGTCCAAAAATGTTAGCAATGTTGAAGCAGATTGAGTCAAGTCCAGGTAATGTTTTCGTATATTCAGAATTTGTTAGTTTGGAGGGAATTGGTATTTTTAGTCGTGTTTTAGAATCCCATGGATGGAATAATTTTAATACTTCCAAGAAAAAGGGACCTAAAACATTTGGAGTATTTAGTGGAGAAACTAGTGATACAATGAGAAAAGAAGTTTTGGCAACATTTAATCATAAAACTAACGTGAGAAGTAAGGATATGAAAGTATTACTTGCTACAGCAACAGCTGCTGAAGGTCTTAATTTAAAAAATGTAAGAAAAGTACTTATTGAAGAGCCTTATTGGCACGCTAACAGAATTGATCAAATTATTGGTCGTGCTATTCGTAATCATAGTCACGATGCTCTTCCAAAAGCAGAACGTGACGTACAAGCATATATTTTCTTAAGTGTTCCACCTAAAGATGTTAATATTGAAACTACATTAGGTGAAAAAATTACAACTGATGAATCAATCTTTCGTCGTGCAATAAAGCGTCAACAAATGTTAAAAACTTTCTTGACAGCAATGCGAGAAATGGCAATTGATTGTCAACTAAATTATGAACACAATAAAGAATCTGTACCAGAATGCAGAGTTTGTGTACCAACAGGCGAACCAATGTTCCCACTACGCGTGGAAGATCATCTTCTTCCTGGTGGTAGTAAATGTTCTTCAGAAAAGGTGATAGCTACTGGATTGAAAAATATACAAATTGATGGCGAGACTTACAAACAAGACGCAGAAGGTAATTTATATAGGGAATTAGATGACCAACCAGGCGTTTTTATAGAAGACCCTGAATTAACTGATTCTTACAAAAAAACAAAACGTCAATCCGGTATAAAAAAGAAAAAGAAAAGACGTGAATGAGAATCATTCTTAGTCATTCATGTATAAATAGGGAACTGAATCTTTTATTTTTTGCAGCGAATGATCATCAATGTGTTTAATTTTTTTATCACCTATTTTGAAAGAGAGAATTTCTTTCAGTATTTTTAAATTCAACCACAAAGATCTGTCTTCTTCTTTAAACTCGTATTTTGAACCCTTTTTAACAATATGCAATGGATTCTTTGTTCGAGCATAACCGAAAAGTCGTGGTGGCAAAATCGGCACAGGATCATTTCCATAAACAATTCTCTGAACACAATCAAGTTTATTGAATTCCTTAACAAAGGATTTATTACCAACATTTGCGCTACCAAAACAATAACAATGCATTTTTTTATCTTTAATAGTTTTTAAATTATCCCATGCTGCTATTTTACATAATGATCCACCAAGACTAAATCCAGTAAAAACAATATCTGTAATATTTTTATTGTTTTCAAGTAATTGATTCATACATTCTTTGTACTGACTTTCTAGTGATTTATATTGAAGTAAATGTCCGTTATGAATTCTCACTTTTGATTTAGAAAATAGGGGTGCAATTTTAGTTGGATAGAATTTAAAATTGTATTTCCAATCGATTTTAGAGTCTGTATACTTGAAAACAATAAAAAGTGTTGTATCGTCCACTATAAGTCCACAAGATGCATCAGTAGTTTTATCTTTAATGAGTTTTGCATTTTTATCCTTCCAGATTTTTATATTATAAGTTACACATTCTACAACTATTTGTTCCATATAATTATTCTAAATATATTCTTCTACGAATTCCTTCATTTTATTTAACTCACTAGGTGTAAAGATCTTTTTAGCAATACTTGGTGTACTAATTATGTTTGCAAGTATATTTTTTTGTTTGATTTTAATAGGTTTAGGCTCATTCGCATACAAAAATGCTTCTTGAAATACATAAGGATTGAAATGTCCGTTATATTCAGCTATTTTTGTAACAAACTCCTTTAATTTTTCAAGTATTTCTGAAGTATCGTAGTTTAATTTCTCGCTCGATTTTGCCGTCATCTTAACGAAGTTATCTTTAACTTCATCCACAACAAATTCAGTATTCCGAGCTATTAAGAATTCTGCTTCTCGAGATTCAAATTGTAGCGAACTAGTTGGTATATATTTTACACCTTTTGATAACTTAATAATGAAATAGCAACAATTACTCGTTGTTCTATTAGCGAAATTATATGCTATTATAGGATCAAGACTTGTTGATATATACTTTGATTCTTTGATTTTTTTGCCCTTTTCTTTATATATTTTATCTAGTTTTACACTTTTGTGTGATCTTACCCCTCTATAAACTGTATATACTTTTGTTTCACTAAATTTGTGGATTATTTTGTTAAGTATTAGTGATATTAATAAGTAGTAATAATCACTAATAATATTCTCTGTTTTATTTAAATTATTGATACTTGCATAACTATGTGAAATATAGGGACCTAAAACATGCATTTTAATAAATTCATTCCAATTCTTTATTGGTTTAAAATATTCATTTAGATCAAGAGATTTAGGAGTTTTCTCAAAATTCAAATTAAAGGGATCATTGATATCAGAAAAAGTTAAAACAGGATCTACTTTGTATTTATTTTTTGTAATGGCACCAAGATTCTTTTTGTTGAATTTTTTGTTTATTTTGTGGTATTCTTTTTTAATTTTGTCAACGTGTTCTAAAAAAGAAATGACGTTCATTTATTTATGACGTCATATTTTGTCTGCATTGGGGACATTTATCATTATTTTGATGCTCTATCAGATTATTAAAGCAGGTATGATGTATTTTCAGTTTACAGCATTTCACATTAAAACAATCGGATTCTTCAATTTCATCAAGACAAATTGGGCATTCATCAATATCTTCTTGTGTTTTTATTTCATTTATAGCTTTTCGTAATTCATTCATATTAATTGTTGATGTTTGTTGTGGTGTTGTTGGAGTATTGGCTTGACTCGTTGCACAAGCACTCGTACACGCAGTTGTAGTGGTGCTTGTTGTTAAACTAGTATTTGAACTACTAGTTGTACTTGATGGTGGAGAATCAGTATTAAAATCTACTATTCTTACACTATAATTACGCTTTGGTCTTGATCTTCGTCTTGATTTACGTTTTATTCTGGGTCTTGGATTAGATCGTGACCTCGACCTTCTTCTTATTGGTGGAAAAAATGGTACTATCATATTCATAAAGGTATTACCAACAGAGGTAAATCTAATTCTTGGTGAAGATCTTCGTGACACTGATTTTCGTTTCTTTGGTCTTGATCTTTGTCTTGATCTTCGTCTTGATTTACGTTTAATTCTAGGTCTTGATCTCGACCTTGATTTCCGTCTGCGTCTATTCATTTTTACAATAACATCCATAATTATCTTTAAAAAAATAATATAATGCTTATTCAATTTTAAACTTCTTTTTTCATACATTGTCGACAATGTGGACATTTATCAGAATTTTGTACTTCTACTACTTGATCTGCACACGATTTATGAATAATAATTCCACAACAATTTGCTACAATTCCTAGAGCTTCGTCTGTTTTTTCCTTTGGTATGTCTCGATTATGTGAGTCTTCAAAATCTTCTAAACAAATTGGACATTCACCATGTCGTACATGAACTTCAATGAATTTCTTTTCACAAACTTGTTCTGGGAAAGCTCTGTAAAAAGATTCTTCATGTGTTAATCTCATGTCTTGTACTCCTAATGCAACTAATTGCATTAACCCGCCTGGCATTTTTATTTATTATTCTTTAAAGTCTTTAAGACTGTGTTAATTCATCCCACACCTCTCTCCACTTAGTATAATGTGTATCCGTTACGCGTATACCGTATTCAGGATCTATGAATGATACTTCGATTTTATCAATAAATGAAGCTTTTGTAGTGGAAAATAGTTTTGCAAGATCAAATAAATTGTAATCCCGACGATAATCAAGTTTTTTTTCAGTCTTTGTATTATAATCAAAGACTGACCAATGATCACGATATCTTTTAAATATATATCCACTATTTTTTATTGTAGGATTTCTAAATAGTTTCTTGATATCATACAACATATATCTTCCCAAATATGGAACCCTTTCTTCACCTGTATCATATTTTGTTATGACCCAATTTTGCCCATCATAAATATATTCAAATTCATTGTGAAGTTCTTTTTCACAAATACATTCTGGGAAATCGTAATCATTAATATTTTTTTGATAATATTCTTCTTCATCATTTGTTAATAATCTAAATCGTACAGAATCAGTTAATTTCTGAGGAAATTTCCAGATATATTTACGTTTATCTGTATAAAATTTTTTAAAACAATTTATATGAACGAGTGTTGAACAACATGGAAGGATTATACAAATCTTCTTTTCTGTCGTTTTTTTACAAATAAAACACTTATTATTAGCCAGTCGACCACAAACTTGAGGATATCTAATAGTTGTTTCATAAAGATAATTACAATTTGGATACTGTTTTGTTAGAAAGTTAATTGCATTGTACAAATTATTATTAAAATATTTGATATCAATAATATGTGCAATTAAAGATTTATTAAATTTATGATCTACTTTAACTTTTTCATGATTATCTAAATTGATCGTATAAGTAAACATTATGTCTTACTTAAAAAATAATTGTACTTTAAATCAATTTTAAAATCGCGCAAGAGGTCTATCTACAACAGTATTAGGATCTCTGTATGAAGTTTGGTATGTAGTTGTCCAATTTGTTTCTCTAAAAGTAGGTGGTACATTTGGATAATGTCTTGACGTCGTAACTGAAGTTGTAACTGAAGTCGTAACTGAAATTTCTCTACCAAATAATGTTCTTCTTAATGAAAGTAATCCATGTCTTTGTCTTGTACCTTCAGTAAAATCTTCAGGATAAGTTACAACTGGTGTTCTAGGTTGTAATCCTTCTTTCCAAATACCTCTACAAATAGGACAAGTTCCTGTCCATTTTTCAATACAATCTTTATGAAAATATTTCTCACAACATAATGTTTGAATACAATTACTGTTATTTTCTGGAGTAAAATCGTTTAGACAAATACTACACTGTCCTTCTGTTGGTTTCATTTATTTATATATTAAATCTATTTTTTAAATAAAAAAGAAAACCCTTCAAAAGGATTTATTATAGATTAAATATTATAATTAACAGCGCTGTACTGCTAATAAGTCCAGAAATAAATGTGATAACTTCTTGATTCATTTTTGTATAAAATTAGATATTTTCAATTTTTTGTTTTAAGCCCTTTTTTTCTGTATCAATAATAAAGCAATGGCTGAGACTTCATGGGCTTCAGTATTATTATTTTTCATAATTGGAGGAGTTATTGGACTAATTGTTGGTTTGTTACTTACAAACAATATTATAGCAAATATTCAGAAATTAGTGAAACCATCAACACATGGTGGCGTTGATCCAAGAACATGGACTATTAAGGCGGAACCATTCAGTAATGAACCATTATTTAATAATCCTAAATATGCTAGAGGTCCTATGCCTGATGGTATTAATAAAATATTTGCAAATCCTGCATATGGAACCTCTTCAGATTTAATATATGGAGAGATTCCGACGCCTACAGATTTAATGGAATGGAGAATACCATTTCAATATAATAAACGTAAAGACGAAATGGTAAATAGTTTCGGACCACAAGACGAAAAATCAGTTATGAATGTAAATGGAGAAATAGGTATTAAGAATTGGATTGATGATACACACTATAAAAATCAATGGGGAGATACTATTTGTGACTCCTGTCAAGGCGGCTCTAAGAGTCGTCATAAAAAAAAAGATCTTAATTTGAAAGAAAATATGCTCAATCCCGGTGTTTATGATCAATGTGATGGTTGTTCACGAGAATTACCAATTATGTCAACACACGTGATCCCAACTTATTATTACAAAGATGAATGGAAATCTCGCTTTAGAAGAAACATTTGGAATAAAATATGGCATTAATAATTTAAAGATTGTTTATTTTTTAATTAATTGGAATAGGTTGTTTTGGATATTCGTAAGCATCACGTTCTGACAACTGTTTGACGGCAAAGACAAAATTATGCTGTCTTTTAGCAACTATAACAAACCCACCACTTCCTACTGCTGTTAATGCCACAGGAATAGTGAAAGTAGTTGCACCAGTTACTGTAATAATTTGTCCTCGTGGATTATTAACTTCATCAGTTTCTAATTCATTTCCGTTATCGAATCCCTGAACAATATAAACTCTATCTCCATTAATAAGATCATGCGGTTCGCTTACTGTTAATTCAGTTGGAGAAGCAGCTGTGGCATTTGTAACATTGAATCCGTCAGGACCGAAATCAAATGGTTGACCAGTTAAATCCAACAAATTAATAGTAAGACTGCTGAGTGATGCCTTAGTTTGTCTGATATTATATACTCTTACACAAGAAGTAGTGCCAAGTCCAACATATCTATTTAATGTTGTTCTGCTTTCTACATTTTCTAATTGACCAAACACTCTGAATCCAAATGGAAATGATGCATGAGTATTCCCTTCAACTTCATCTAGGTCCATAAAGATATATGGATCTTCTGAAGCCGGCGATACTAACAGTGAGAAATTGCTGAATGTAGCAGTTAATAACCTTACTTCAATAATATTAGTTAACTTAATTAGATCATAAACCTGTGATCTCGATGTTAGTTCACTATCAATTGCTACAAACTCGAATCTGTATCTGTTTGGCAATTTCCAGTTTCTTACATTTCTGTTTCTGCTATCAATACTTATAAAATATGTTTTAGTTGATTCTCCTAGTGCAAAATTATATTTTAAATTGCTTTCTTGATCAACAGCTATCTCATTACTTGGACTATCGTCGATGTATCCACTTCTTTTGATATTTTTTCTATGTTGTTTTTGAATATATTCATTAATAAACTGAGCAATTTCGTCTTCATCAACAATTCCCTTTTTTGCCGCTTGTAAAAGTGCATTTAATTTGTCAAGCGGAATATGTGATTGTACTAGTGTTTGAAAATGCTCTTTATTTGTGGATTGATTGTACAATTTTTTAATCTTCTTTTTTGTTTTTTCTACTTCTTCTAACTTTGATTGTTTTTCGTATTGATTACTAATAAACATCAATCCCTTTTCTTTTGCAACATGATTTAAATGCTGAATCGCGGAGTCATGATCTATTGTCATTATTCCTTTGCGCATTTCGGGTAATGACCATGTTTTATTCATTATAATTAACAAAACATCAACAAAATTAGTATTTAGTGGAAGTTTACTTGCTGCTTTAATTTCTCTGTAAACCTTTTTCATATTTTCCTTGGAAAAGAAAGTATCCTCTACACTATGACCTGGTTCAATTAGTGGTACATACCCACCACGTATATTCATTGGTATCTCGTCATGTTTGTTTTGAATAGTTACTTTTCGCAACCGTTTCATGTCTGTTTGTACTTAATAAAAATTGAACTGTCTTTTAATCGAAATACAAGTATGGACACCGAAAAAGAGATAAATTTGAAGTACTCTATTTGTAATAGAGTTTGTTATACAAATGGAAAAGAATATAGACAATGTATGGTTGACTGTTTTAATGCAGTTTTTGTCAAAAAAACATGTTGTGTTACACAAGTTGAAAAGAAGTAGTGACAAAGAATGAATAAAAAGGTTAACAAGCAAGATATTCTTTCATTTTTTTAATTAATTTTTCTTCGACAACATTAAAATTTTGAACCATAATTAATTTATCATCATGACTTAAAACGACCTCTCTTATAACTTTTAATCTTATAACTTCTTTGAATAATTCCCAATCTTCTTTTGTATTTTCTTTTGTCGTATTAACATATTTTAATTTCATAGTGTTTTTATTTACATCATGATTTAGTAATTTATACTCGACACATGGCGCAACAAGTATTTCTGCTTCATTATTTAATCCATTAATATACATAGCATGGGCTCCTTTAGGTATTTCAATTGTTAATAAGCAACATTCCTTTTTGTCAGTAAAGAAGTCTGATGATGCTATTTTTTCAGATAAACTAGTTGACCAAAAACGTCTTGAAGTTATGGAATCATTTGGATATTTTTTAAAATGTTCAATAAAATCCTTATTTCTTTCTGAATAAAGATCAATTAAAAGTTTATTAATTTCAATAGGTAATTGCATCAATTCAGTAAAATCTTTAATTAAATCCTCACTTTTCTTCTTTTTCATATAATCTACCTTAAAAATACCATCTAATATAAAATATATCTTATTTGTATATTTACCTATTTTGTAGTTATCTATATTTATACTTCTTTCAATCAATCGAGTCTTGATATATTCATCTTCATCATCTACTAAATTGATGTCTTCAAACTTAAGTAATTCAACATATTTATTACTTAAGATTGCTGGATCAATATCATTTATATTACGCATTAGCGTATCTAATTTAAAAATTTTATAACTTAAATCATCAATATTTTCATCTCTTTTTTTAGTAAGGTTTCCAAAACGACCAGAAATTCCCCTATATACCAAAGTTTGTCTAGGAATCTTATAAGAGTTAACTATAAAGGATAATAAAAATGCATCTATTAATGATTGATTATAATTATATAGTTTGATTACATAATTTTTAATTTTATCTGGAGTCCTAGCTTTTATATCTCTAATTTTATTTTCAATTTGATAATCTATGTCTTTTCTATTGACATTTTCTATTTGTCTATTCATGTTTTCTGATTGTGATGTAATGAAATCATATAAAAGATTATGTATATATTTTCTCCATGTCATTTCTTCCATAGTTTCAATAGGTTTACCAACAAAATTACTGAATAATTTGTTATATTTATAAGCTGATAATGTGTCTGGTTCAACAATATTAAAAATTGGATCAGTAAATTTAATTGATTTTAGTGGTAACTCTTTTTCTAGTTTTTCAATAAACTTACTTAAGAAATTGCTTGAATCTTCAATTATATCTTCATTTTGGCACATTACTTCAAGAATATTTTTAGTGAGAATACCATAGTCAGTCATAGGAACAAATACTAAATCTTCATCGTATTTGATACTCATTTAATTATATTTGACAAAAAAAAGGAATATCCCCAGTTAATTGTAAATGAATTTACATTGGTCTAGTTTATGGATCAGGTTGATAAATTTTTTAGTATTTTCATTTAATCACGGAAATAATAATCCCTACAATCAGCCATTCCTCCATCTGTCATTATATTATCGACCATAATATCTTCGAACGATTTACCATTTAGTCTTTTCACGATATAAGCTGTTGAGAATACACCACATTGACCATCTTTACGTTGATGAGGTTCTTTATTTATTTTACGAATAGCCTCTTTATTCATTTTCATATACAGGTAAATAGATAGATTCTTCATGTATTCATTTATTGATTTAAATGGTGGTTTTCCTAGTGGATCATAATATTCAATACTAGCTTTTGGACCAGTTAAGTCAAAGAAAAATGCTACCCAATGCTGTCCTGGTCTATTATGTGGATCAGTATTCAGAACAATACCTATTCTTTTGATTCCTTTGGTACATAATCTTTTCAATTCCTGTCCTTTCAATTCTGTAATTATTTTATCGAAATCACTTGGTAATGGACCAAAGAATATGAAATCTTTATATTTCTTTTCATATTGTCTCATAATGTCCTCGATGTCTAAACTAGATAACCAAGCATATCTTCCACCTTTTGGACGTACTGGTTTAAAATGTTCCTTAATTAAAGAACGTTGACCAGTATTTTTTGCCCAACAAACTTCATCATTTCCACATTTTTTCTGCATTACTTTTTGGATTTGTTTCCATAAGTCTTCTTTGCTACGTCCCTGAATTTTGATAAGTTGAGTTCCTTTTTTATCATTTAATGATTCAGCAATACGTATAAGCGCTTGTTTGTCGAAGCAAGTCAATTCAGCATCTTTTCCTGTAATATGATGGGCACAAATATTACTAGATTTATTTTTTCGTGATCCACTTCCGCCCTTTTTCATGTTACTATTTATTTGTTGGAAAATAATCCAAAGAAGTTTGAAATGTCTTGAATTAAATTAACTTTTGATTTATTTTTTTATCCCAGTATATTATAACGAGCACAGATGTTCAAACTAGTTTATTTAGAGAACGCCAACAAAGATCCTATTGTGCGCAAACTCCAGGGTCCTTCATTTAAATTTGTTGAAGTTCTTGAAAAAATCCAACAAAATAATAAAATGTTATTTGGTGGACTAAAGGCTGTAAGTACTCTTATTGATAGTCTCAGTGATCGTGATTTCGAAGTTATGAAAATTAAACAATTACACAAAACTAACTGGGGCATTACTGAAGAACTTTTCAAGAAATATTACCTTATGGCAATTGATCTTGTTAATGTTTTGTCCGGAGAAATTGACTCAATGACTGAACTTGGTCGTCTTCGTAAAATTCTCGAAAAACGGTATGGACTTGAAACTAAATCAAATTTGTTACTTAAACAAAAAATTTATAGTGACAAAACTTACCAAGGAACTGTCAAGAAACTCTTGATGTTCCAACACAAATTCAAGACCCTCAATAACCAACGTATTAAGGTAATTAATGAACTCTTAAGTCAACTTAATTCATTAATGGCTCTTGAACGTAATTTAATTGAGGCTGCTCAAAGAGATACTTCTCTTGATCAATACGATATGACTATTAATGCTGCTCATATGGAACGTGTTGTTGATAACATTAAGGAATATCTTAGGATTTTCGAACATAGTATTGGAGAACTCAACAAGAACCACAGAAATCTTGAGGGACTTAAGAGTCAAATTTCCGATATTGAGCGTGAATACAGAAAACTTAACTCAGTTGATCCCAATTTCCATGTCGCTTATAATGCGGTTGGTAGTTTTGAAGATATGTATCATCTTGCTAATAAGGTTTCTAGAGCTCTTGGTATTGAAATTAAAAACTTGCAACAAGAGGTTAATATGCTTAGTGCAAAAGAAAAGAATCTTGGACGCAAAGATAATCTTATTCTTATGCATCACCCCAAGATTCTTGGACTTGCTAGTGATCAAAAGACATTGAAGCATATGTTGAAGGAACATGTTAAGGATACTGGAACACTAGTGACTGAATTAACAGATTGTATTAGCAAAGCTGATGAAGATATGGATTTCTGTGTTTCTCATTTAGCTGCAGTTAAGAATGCCGATATTAAGAAGATGAACTCTCATATTGATTACATTAAAGCACAACAACAAGCTGCTACTGATAAGTTGAAGTATTCTAAGCTTTTGATGTTGCTTTACAAAGCCTTAAATAATGTTGTACGTAGCGCAGAGATGAAGGAACTTGATAATCAAAGTTTGGAACAACAAAAAGGAATTGCTAGTGCAATTGTGAAGCAAATGAGTGCTGCCAAGGAACTCGAAAAGCATTCACGATCACTTAATGCTTTGCGTGAGTTTTATGCTAGATCTCAAGTTGGAACACAAAAGGCTGCTGAAAAGAATTTGAAGAAGAATATGCATGCTCTTATTGATATTCAGAACGAAACTGTTGGTATTGCTGATTCTTTGGCTAAACAACATCAACAATTTGCTAAAGAAAATGTACAACGTGCACTTGTTGCACGTTCAACTGGACTCGATCGTCAAGGAATGCGTGATGAAATTAGAGATCAACTCAAGGTTGGTAAGCTTGTTCGTGAAGGTGATGAGATGATTGATCGTAAGATGTATCCTGCTGATTGGGAAGGGTTTGATCCCGATGATCCGGAACCACATCGCGTTGGTTCAATGAAGCAAAGACAAAGAGTCAGTAGTGTAGCAAGTTATGCTTCAGGACAATCAGATCTCATAAGTGGTAGTACTCAAAGCGGTGGTGCTGCACAAAAACAAGTTACACTTGGTATGCTAGCTAAAGCTATTCGTTCTGAACTTGGTGAAAAGGCAAACGCTGTTGGAGGATCTAAGTTGGATAAAGAATTAACCAAAGCTTTGGCATCAGTGCGTGATAGTGTAAAGAAGGCAAAGGGATCTAAGAAAACAAAAGGACAACGTGGTGGAGCTGGATTGGCTTACATGATCACTCAGCGATACACATTGCAAGAATTTATGAAGGTTCTTGATCAAGAACTCGCTCAAGCTCGTGCTTTGGCTTATCAACGTACTTCTGATCCTATGGAGCGAATTAAGATTGAACTTGTTCTTAATACTAAGCGTGAAGATATGATTAAATCTCAAATTACAAAGATGGGAGGACCCATGGGTGATGCTGATAGTTACTGGGAAAAACTTGACGGACAAATTGCTAAGGAATATATTCTTAATGCATTTTTCAGTAACATTGGTGCTTATCAGAAATTGTATAAGGTTGTTCATGAAGCTGCTCGCAGTTTTGAGACACAAAATTCATTGATTCGCAATATTTTCGCTAAGACTATTCGTAAGGTTGGAACAAACAGTCAAGATGCTGCTGATCTCCGTCAAGCTAATAATGAATTTGGTGACGCTGTCAAGACTTTACTTATGCAAGTTAACAAGGTCGATAACCTTTGTGCTTACAAAAAGATTGATGTTGTTGAAATCTTGAAGAACCCTGATGAAAATTCTGATGCATCAAAGAACGCTCAAAAATGTTCCAAGGCTATTCAATATGTTAGTGGTCTCAGTCTTGATCTTGTCGAAAGAACTAATGCTCTTTTGCAACGTATGGATTTCATTCATGAACGTGTTTCTCTGAAAGAGGTTCAAGAACAACTTGGTAAATTTAACTTGCGTACTAGTCAATCTCAACTTGTTTTGGCTGAAAAGGCACGCAATCTTGCACTTAGTTTGATTTTGGAAATGCGTGCATTCATTACTGAATATATGCGTATGGCTTATGCTGTTTCTAAGTACACTGCTAACAACCAACTTAGTGGACGCGAAAAACTTCGCTTAGATGATATTAAGGAAGATCTTGCTGTTATTGCTAGACGATTAGGTACTGGCGCACCAAGTGACGGTGGAAGTAATCTTCGTACTGAATTAGCAGAAGCATTTGAGCAATTAACGCAACATAATAATGGAATTTCTGAACTCTTAAAACCTGGAGCTAAAGCTGATTCTAACACGATTGTTAAACTTAATATTCTAGTTCAACAAAGACAACAAGCTTTGAACCATGTTGTCTCGCTCTTAAATGAAGTAGAAGATAAGCTTGCTAAGCAACGTGGTCTTCTTGAAGAGGTATCCAGTATTGATATCAAACACAATATGGCTATGATGCAATGGCTTAATAAGATGGCTATTGTTGTTTATGCTACTACGTATGATATTAAGGATAAGCTTGTTGTTTTAGGTGCCGTTCGTGATGCTATGAATCAACAAGTTCCTCAATCATCTGCACCTGGAACTTATCGTGAACTTACGACTTGGGTTAACCGTGTTACATCTAATTTGCTTAATGTTTGGTTCCAAATCAAAAACCAATTAGAAGAAGTACTTCCATCAGGACAAGTAAAGACTGTTGGTGGAGCTGATCTTTCTTCTAAAGCAAACAGCATGATGGGTCAAGCAACAACTGTTATTAATAATTACATTGATGGATTGAAGACTCGTATTGATGACCATTTATCTAAAGTAAAGAGCATTGATCAAGGCATTCTTCAAAGCACAACAAGTGGTGTTATTATGGAGGAACTTGCTCGATTCCAAAAAGAACTTGAAGACAAGGATACGAGCAAGATTCCAGCAGGGAACTTGGAAGAGGCTGGAAAATTGTCACTTAAATACTTGCAAAACGAAATTCTGGATGACAATGCATTACCAAAGGATGTCTATCAATTCTTGGATCAATTAGCAAACTTAAGTCGCGGTAATGATGTCGAAAAAATTAAGGTAACCCGCAAACATGTCATTAAGGCTCTTACACTTGATGCACTTCATGCTATGTTGGAAGGTGGACGTCAAATGGCATTATATGCTTGTGTACTTGAAACTATGGCTCGGGCTGAACATACTAAGTGTGAAGATCCTACAAATGAAAAATGTTCCAAGATGAATAATGCAGCTAATGAATTGAAAAGATGTCAACAAACTATTGCTAGTCAAGTACTCAATTCACTTAACACATCATTGAAAGAAATTTTCGGAAGTCAATATTCTGAAGATAAAAACATTGAAGTTGCTAAAGCAGCAATTGACAAATTGTATACTGAACTTAGTCAATCAAAGAAGAAGATTGATGAGATCTATGCTGAAATGAGTAGTTCTGTAACTGCTTTTGTAATTACTGGTACTAGTATAAATAAAGATCCTACAGAGGTTCTTGATGAAATTAGAACTCTTGTACATTCCGGTTTCGGTAATCTTGCTACTGAAGATATTTCAAATACTGGTACATTTGAAATAAAAGCAACAGAAGAGGCTCAAAAATTAGATAAGTGTATTGATGATCTTGGTGCCATTGCGAAGAGTATGGGCAATATGCTCAAAACCGTTGGTGAAGGAATTTATAAACAACCTGGATGTCAGGTTCAAGTTCGTGGTGGATTGTTTGGTGGATTACAAATTCAAACTGCAAAAGGACAATGGGATAGATTAAGTGATATTTTATCGAAATTGAATGCTAACATTAATAAGATGACTAAGATTGACGGAAATATTCGCGACAAGCTTATTATCTTGACTCGCGATATTGATGGATTCCAAATGGGATCTGGATATAATTCAGTTCTTGCTTTATGTCAAGCTGTTAATGCTCTTAACATGTATTGTCATGCTGGTATTCAACAAAATATTAGAAGTGGTGCTAAACAGGTAGAAGCGACAAAGAAGGCAGTGGAAAGTAAACCTGCACAAGCACCAACAAGTCTTGGTCACTTTGGACTTCAACCAACAAAAACTCCATCAGGACTCGCTGCAGAAATGGCAGATGCACCAACAGCAGGACAAGAATCAGCACTTAAGGCTGCTCAAAAAGCAGCAGCAAAAAAAATGACAGGTGGTGGAGGACGTCGTAAACGTCATTAAGTACAAAACCAATCATGTAAAAAAATAAATAATTTATTCTTAATTTTTTGATTCGGATTCATCATTATTTAACATAATATTACATGCCATGATTAAAGGCATAAATTGTTTAAACAATTTTTTTTCTATTTCTTGTTGTTTTTTCATTTTTTCTAACATTTTAGGATTTTTCTTTGCCTTCATTGAATATATAAATCCTTCTATATTACCTGTCAATGATACAATCTCTTGAATTAATTCTTTTAATTCAACAATATTTTCGTCATCAAGACTAACATCCTTTTTTATGACTCTATTAAGCTTCGTTAAAGACATACGCAAATCTTTAATTAAAGCATCTGACATCGCTGCACTTATTATAGGATTATATTTATTTTGTTGCATTTTTCGCAAAAAAAGAATTAAATTACACACATTATTTTTTATCAGTTTTTGCAATTTCTTCCATCATTTTTTCAAAGGGATTATCATTATTCTTCAGTTGTTCTGTAATATTACTTAAGTCCACACCATCAGGAACTCCAGCAGATTGCATCATTTCCTTTAGAATATTAGTATCATTGTCTTCAGCCTTCATCATATTGATAACACTACCAAGATTTTCCTTCAAATTCAAATCTTCATTGTTCATAACATTTTTGAATAGATTCTTACTACTATCAACTAATTCTTTTTCGTCGAGTTTTCCATCTTCATATTTATCAGTTAATTTTCCATACAAATTCTGGATCATTGCTGTTAATTTTTGTGGATCTGCATTACCTGCTTGTAAATGATGTTTTGACTTATCGAATTCACTAAGAATATCATCAATAACAACATCAATACTTGCGTTTTTACCAGCCTCTCCAAGAAGATCATAAATTTTCCCTTTCATTTCTTTATGTTTAAATTGTCTAACAGCTTTTCTTTGTGTAATAGCTTGCTTATTTTTACTACTAACTTTGAAAAGTTCCACTGTATCAAAACTAATAGTTGCCATTAATCCTAAATATGTCAGTACAACGTTTTTAAGCTGATCAGTAATATATTCAGATTTCCAAATATCGACAAAATCAATATTCAAATCAACAAGTGGTTTTTTACTAATACCATATTCAGCTCGTTTCTCTTGATCAAAAAGATCTAGTTTCTTTTCTTTTAATGCACCAATTGCCGGGAAAACATGATCTAAATAACCAACCATATATTTGAAAACAGCGCTCTTTTTCAAATCATTCAAACTGACATATTTATCAAGCGAGTCTTCTTTGATTGGTTTAAGAGTTGCCATAATGCTTTTCATATTTGTTTCATCAATCATTTCCGGGAATGCTTGTGATAGCTTAACAATAAATTCTAAAAGGTATTTTTGGAAATAAGAAATACTTTTTTTGGCTTTATTAAATTCAGGAATCGTGCTTCCACGACGTTTCTTTTTGGCTGTTTCCATACTTAGTTTACGATCAGAAAAATCAAAACTAAATAATAACGCAGGAGATTAAGTTATTAACTCAATTATCTTTAAATGAAAAAATAAATTGGTTTAATAACAACTATGTATAAAATTGAATGTGTTGTTTAAATTTCATTATTTTGGAGAATACCATCCATTAGTTTATTCAAAAGCTTTAGGTATGTCCATGCTACGGTTTTATCTTTCTCTGTCACACGTTCACTTAGAAACATTTTTCTGAAATGTTCAACTTTCAATTTCCCCTCTTGTGCATCAGCTTTTAATTCACTAATAACATTATTATAATCATTTTTTAACAATGCATCTTCATCTTGTTTATCAATTGCATCCCTATATTGATAAACGTATGTACGATATTCTTTTACAACTCTTTCTTGTTGTCCTGCTTGTACAGCCCACAAAAGTGCAGTATGTAAAAGTCCGAAATCTTCCTCTTCTGGAAATCTATCTTCTAATTTACTGAGAAGTTCTGTTAATTTACTACAGAACATAGGCACATATCTCGAGCGTTCCATGATATTATTGGGGGGTATAAGTTATTGTGATTATAAACGCACTATTCTTTTAAAACATTTAAACAATAATTTCTCTATCACGACCGCGTCCTCTTCTTTGTTCTTGTTGTTGAGGACGTTCTTGTTGTCGTCCTCTTCGTGGAGGTGGAGGTCTACCACCATGACCTCCTCTTCGACGTTTAATTGCTTGTTTATATGATTCTTCTGCTGCCTTTCGTTGATTTTCCATTTCTTTCATTCGTTTAATGAGATCTTGTCCTTTAGGAGCATTATAACGCGGATCACTACTAGTTTCTGAAGCCAAGAAAATACTTGGGTCATCATCATATTCACCATCTGCATCAACTGCCCATTCTGGCCATTCATCTGGTTCTAAAATAGTGTTAATACTAGTTCCCTTTCCCCACGTTTCAGGTCTATTAGTTCCACCCTTGTATCTAACATGATCAACTCCTGGATCTTCAGTAACTTCTCTAACGCGATCATCGTAATAATCAACTTCATCATCCTCCGTTTCACCATACATTTGTTTCATTAAATTGCTGATTAATGAAAATACATCATCTCCTTCATATACTTCAATTTCGTTACGTAATTCAAGATGGATTGTTGGAGTACCACGAACACCCTCAGGAAATCTTCCATATTTTCTATAATATTTATCAACAATAATAACAGTAAATCTCTGACGTAATTCAGGATTTTCTTTGAAAACTCTTATAATTTGACGACTATCATTGCATCTTTCAGAACAATAAAGTCTTAAATTACTTCGTTGTTGTCTTCTTGACATATTAACTTATATTAAACAAATAAAAATAAACTTTAAACAGGACGCATTAAAAAATGAAAAAAACTTTAATACTATCCAAATGACGTTTTTCACGTACGAGGGTATTGATTGTTTTACTTATATCAATATTTATGGTGATCAAATAGGGATTATGAATGTAGATAGTAAAAAGATTAAAATTAAAATCAGTAAACAAGTTTTTTGTGACCACAATGCTTCTGATTGCGAACCAAATTGTTCGTCAAGAAATTTCGACATAATTGAGCAACAAATGAAAGAATATATTGATGACTACTTGCAATTGGGACGAAATAAAAAATAAAAGGAATGTATCTTTATTCTTCTGTTTCCTCAATAATTGTTTCTGGGGTTGCATCATCCATAAACAATTTGATCACACCAAGATTACCTATTTTGTATTGTATCATAAATGGATGTTCATTACTAAGATGAAGCTTAACACTATCAGAAATACTTGTACATTTAGAAAACGACACTAAATCCTTGAGGTTATAAACACCTTGGATAATTTCTTCTGTTTTTTCATTCTTAATAAATTTCAAGTAATCTTTGTTTTCGCCGATTGTTGTTTCTTGAATTATTCCATCTGTTTCAAACCGAAGAAATAGTTGATTATCAGTACTATAAGTAATTTCTACTTTATCAACTAATCTATTGGCATCTCTACAAATTTTTTGGAAATAATTACTCGGCATTTCGATGATAACAGGATAGTCATCAGAATCAATAGGATCTAAACGCAATACTTTAATATTCAAACGATTAATAGTATAATTATGAATTGTATTGCGTTCTTTGATCTCGATTCGAGTACTAAGTCGTTCTGGTGAGTTTTCATCAACATACATAGTTAGTACATTATTTGCACCTAATGTACTAATGATTTTATAAAAACTCACCAATCTGATTCCGACAATATGTTCATCCTTTTTACAATGATAATATTCGAATCTATCGCAAAGAAGCTCGGCATTAACATTGATTGTTTCGTCCCGATTGAGAGCTCTAATAAATATTCCTTCTGGAGTAAAATATAAATTAATATTACTCAAAATACCATTTAGAGTCTCAAAAAGAGTTTTAATCGGAGGACATTGACTTGTTACCAGCGAGACAAGACATTTTGTCTCGTTAAGACTTTCAGAAGGTTGTTCATACAAATCAACAACAATTCCATTTTTTTCTGTGTCTTCAATAACAACTTCTTCTTCTTTTGCCTCCTTTTTAGACTTCTTATTTACCTTGACTTTATCATCCTTTGTGAGCTTTTTGATGTCATCTTTGTTATAGACTATGTTTTTGTGTCTCCCCATTGCCTTTAATTACATTTTTATCTTTAAAACATTTTTAAATTATCCAGTTTTTTATTTAATTCATCAGCTTGTTTTTGATTTAATTTGCGCAATTTAACTAAAGCGTTGTTTTGTAACTGTTGACTAATAATAAAATCGCTAAAACGTTTTAACTGAATTTGTAATTTAGAATAAAATTTATTCAAAAATATTTCTATATTAAATGTTTTATTGATTTCTACCATTTTACTAATTGAAATCAAATAATTTGTATCAGTATTTTTTAGATTTTGTAAGAACATTTCGTCAAATTTAAGAACGTATGCTATGCTTGCATTTTTGAGTGCACTCAAGAAAGAATTATTCAATTCATTAAGTGTATTGTTATATGGAAATTCATTTCCTGTTATTTCAGTATACATTTCTGCAGCTTTTGTATATTTGTGAACAATACTGTCTAATAATTCTTTCAGTGGAGTTTCGCGTAAGGTATTCATGTATCTTACAAGAAGTCGTTCAAATATAGACATTTTAAGCATTTCCTCGGAACCAGCAACATTAATATCATCAGTATTTTTTAGATTTGCTGTAACATGATTATTTATTTCTTTAATACGTTCTATCGGTTTGATTTTTTGTTTGAATTGTCCATAAACAGTTAAGAAACTTTCATAACCGATATTAATATTTTGTAAAGTATCATCCATTCTCTTAAATTCATCCAATGAGTTATTTAAGTATCTCGATGGTTGAATAAAACTAAGTTTGTTTAGCGAATAACGTTCTCTTAAAAGTTTATATAATCCAACACTTCCTGGTATATCAACAAAGAAAGTAAATATACCATTGCCTTTTGTATCTTTAAGTATTTCAAAAGAATTATCGTCAGTCATAAACAATACTACATACCCATTCGGATCATTACTAGAAGGATTAAAGATAATGGTATCTGAATAATTATTTGTTATATTTTCTAATGTAATTGGAACAGGTAATTCAACAGCACCAATATTCTTTTTTAAATTTGCCCGTTTTGTTGATAATCCATTGTCTCTTTTAGCTATTAAATCATCAATTTCTTCTTGTAATATTCGTTTATCACTTCTTAATTCTGTAATATTTTTATACAAAAAGCCAGAAACAGTAGTTAACTGATAAGATATTTCCTTTATTTTACTAATTTTCTCAGCAATTATTTTGTTCAATTCTCGTGTTTCGGGATCGTATATATCATGATATATACTCGCAATCGAACTATTTGGATATTTATTCAAAACTATAAATGCTAATCCAGTATTTTGTTGAAGTTCTTGGAGTTGAGACTGGAGTGATAAATTAAAGTCAATGTCTTCATTTAAACCAAGATCCTTGATTACGTTTTCGAGATTAAGAGTTTTTGTTGATTGAGTATTAAATGGATATAACACAAAATACTGGTAAAAATTATCAAATTGTGGTTCCAGATCATTTTCTGCAGCCAGAATTGGTTTAAGTAAATTCTTATCATTTTCGAATTCTTTTAATATTCTACCAAAACGAGCATGAGTTTCTTGATCAATATTTTGACCGATTGAACAATAAATATCCTTTATTATCTTATTTCGTTGAAATACATAGGCATCTCTGGTAACATTATAAGTAATTAATTGAAAATTACTTAACTTTTCCTTTTGTTTACTATACATTTTGGGAAAAATACGAATATATTTATTATATGCTGTTTCATTTTGCATTTCTTTTATGAAATCGAATTCTACATCAGCTTTATTGCGATTCTCAACTTCCTGGCGTATTATGATTAATAGCGCTTTGTATGTGTCACTAATTGCAGATTGTAAACTAAGAAATCGTGGACCATAAAGAAATGCATTTATGTTTTCATGAGCAACTATTTGCAAATCGTTATTTTCATTAGAATGAAAATAAGCTTTCAATTTGAAGTAATCCTTTTTAATAACAGAAATATATTCGTGAATAAGTTTAGAATTAAAAAGCATAGTTTCTAAAAGACTTGTATAAGCAATATAATTTGGAATGTAATCAATGTGTGTTATATTAATTTTTTGATTTATTTGTGTTCTAAGTTGTTCAAGAAGTTCGATGTTTTCTTTATCTTTCTGATCAAACTCCATTGACATCTGATAAAATTCTGGCATTCTTCGTGGGATTTTCAGTTCATCTTGAAAGGAACGAACTGAGGATTCAATTTCAAGATGAAGTTCTTTAGCATTGTGCTGAATTTCTACTATTTTTGTAATAGCCAATAAAATTTTAGCTTTATCATTATCAAGAGACATCTTTATTTTTTAGTAACAAAAAAAGAAAGCTTATGCGTGTGTATTAAAGTTTTTTTGTTATTCAGAACTAAACATTTTAGATATTTTGTGAAAAAGGGAATTTTGTGTTGGTTTTACGTCAAGATATGATTTACCATTATTGTCAAGAATACTGATGTCAGCTCCACGATTAATTAAGAGTTCAACAATATCTTCATGTCCTTTAAAAGACGCTAAATATAAAGCTGTTTCTCCTAATTTATTTCTTTTATTTATGTCAGCACCACGATTAATCAAGAGTTCAACAATTTCTTTATCACAAGTATTTTCCGCACAAACACAATGTAATTTTGTTGCATGATTTTCGTAGTCGGCAATATTAACATCAATACCATCTACATTCAATAAAAATTTTATTATTTCCTTTTTTGTTGCCCAATCTAATGCTGTAATACCATAATATCTTTCTCTGTGATTTACATTAGCTCCTGCATTAACTAAGGCTTTCACAATTTCAAAATTATCATTATATGATGCAAATTGTAATGCTGTCATATTTTGAAAAGTAAAACCTTTGTTAACATCACATTTATTATGAAGTAATACTAACTTAGTTAATGTTAAACTATTATGATTTCTAACAGCATATAACAAATCACATCCATCACAAAGTTTCTTGATTTCATCTGTTGCTAATGAATACACATTCAAAACTGTACTGAACTTAGCAACAGATTTTAGTGATAAAAAATATACAATTCTGTTTAAGAGTTCGTTTGGGATATTCATTGTACTTTAGAAACTAACTCATTAAATAATCATTTTTTTATTGAGTAAGTCAACTATATCGTTATATCCTTTTTGTGAGGCTATTTGAATAGGTGTTTTACCTTCATCATTTCTTATATTCATGTTAGCACCTGATTGTATCAAGAGTTCGACACATTCTTTGTGATTAAAATTACAAGCCCAAAATAAAGGTGTGCAAAAATATATACCATCAATATTTATGTCAGCTCCATTCGCTATCAAGAGTTCAACTATATCTTTATTACCTGAGCGAGCTGCACCAATTAAAGGTGTATCACCTTGCCTATCACAATAATTTACATTAGCACCAGCATTAATTAGGATTTTTGCTATTTCTAATTTATCACTAATTGCTGCTATTTGTAAATTCGAACATGAATATATTGAATCACTATATTCAATATTAATGTTGTATGATATTAATAGTTTAATATAATTGATATTATTTGATTCTATTGCATCTATAATATTATAACTTTTTGAACTGTATAAGCTTTTGATTTCATCTGTTGATAATGAATACACATTCAAAACAGTATTGAACTTAGCAACAGATTTTAGTGATAAAAAATATACAATTCTATTTAAGAGTTCGTTTGGGACATTCATTTAAATACATATATGAAATCTTTTTAAACTAATTCACATAATCCATTTTCGACACACAAAAATCGTAAGAAATCCTTGAGTTCGCGACCACCAGTGTAATCCTTAAAGTTGCCTTGGTCTAAGTATTTAATTGTAGGATATCCAGTAATATTCAAGTAATCGGCTAGCAAATTGTTGCCTCTTGTGTCATCATAACAATTGATTGCTCCGACAGGATATAATCCACGTGTCAAATTAGCAAGTTTAATCATTGTTGGAGCCATATCACGACAATGAGGGCACCAAGGTGCATAATTAACAACCAATCCATTTTTTCCACGGAATAATGGATTGATAAACTGTACTTGGTATTTTTCATTTCCAGTCTCTAAAATTTGAAAATCTCTGTCGAATTTAAGTTCGGCGACAGCACTGCCTCCAAAAATATCAGCATGTTCTTGAGGTTTCTTCATCTTATATATTTATTCTATATAAAAATTTTTATTACTATTAATCGTTATAAAAATCTATCCTTTTTTCTGCAAATATATCAGTATGAACACAAAATTATGGGGTCCATCAGCATGGGTAACTATTCATTCTTTCGCATTTGAATATCCATTAAAACCGAACTCAGTAGATAAAGAGAGGTACAAAAAGTTTTATACTGATTTACAATATGTTTTACCTTGCATTCATTGTAGACAATCATATGGAGAATTTTTAAAGATTCTTCCGCTAGATAATTATCTCGAAACACGGCTCCAATTAGCTTATTGGACATATCTAGTTCATGATCAAGTTAATAAAAAATTATCAAAGCAATCTGGTAAAAAGATTAAAAGTCCGACATTCATAAATGTTGTAAATAAATACGAAAAAATGCGTGCTAAAAAGAAATAATATTTAAAGCGCGTTATAGATAAATATATTATTAAGTGACAATTAATTAAAATGGCTGATAATAAATCTGTCTCAACAAAAGGGAAGGGTGATAAAGTTTCTGTTAATATTTTCGGAAATCTTGTTAGTTTTGTAAGCAACAATAAGGTAATAACTATTAGTATTGTTGGTCTTGTAGTAGTTTGTGTTTATCTTTATCAAAGATCAAGAAAGGTAAACCAATTAATGAATACTCCACAACAACAAGAAGTTGAAAGTAATCAACAGTATTATCAACAACAACAACCTATTCAACAAGAACCTGTTGCACCAAGTTCATTTGTTCAACAACAACAAACAATGACACCACAACAACAAGCTATGTTGCAAGCCATGATGCAACAACAGGCTCCTCATCAAGAACCATCAGATTCTGAATACGATTCTAGTTCTGAATCAGAACCAGAGAAAGTTTATAATAATGAAGAAGAAAAAGAAATGAAGGAAAATCCTTCTCCTCCACCCCCACCTCAACCCGAGGTACAATTTTCACGAATTCCTGATAATATCTCGGATACCAATTCTAGAATTATTGAAATTAAGGATCCTGAAAACGAATACACATTAGATGATCCCGAAAATATGAGAGTTTTGAATGAAATCAAGGATGAACTTAATGCCGATGATTCAGACAATAACAGCGTAATGACACAACAAGTACCTCCTGATCCAGAATCAGAAGAGGAAAGTCCCGTTGAGTATTATAAAAGAGGACCTAAAAAGGGACAACCTAAACCAAAAAAGAAAACTAGACGTCGAAAAAATAAAAATTGATGAAATTGAACTATTATTTTTTTATCATAAAAATGCAATTATCTAACGAACTCTGGTACACCGTATTCTCTTTTTTGACTCAAAAGAGTCAGTCAAAGTTCAGTTGTCTATTGAACTTGTACAATTTGAGTGCGAAAGAAATACTATTGATTTGGATTTCAAATGATTTGTGGGTTGATACTGCTAGAAATGGTTATATTAAGTTAATGAAACTTTTGATTAAAGCTGGTACTGATTTAAATATTCAATACAATTATGGTCGAACAATTCTATACTTATCAACTATGTTTGGAGATAAAGAAATTGTTGAACTATTGATTAAAGCTGGTAATATTGATTTAAATATTCGAGATGATTTTGGTTATACGGCTTTACACAATGCAAGTCTACATGGAGATAAAGAAATTGTTGAACTCTTGATTAAAGCTGGTGCTGACTTAAATATTAAAAACAAATATAATAGAACAGCTCTAAATTTGGCAAGTTTAAATGGTCATAAAGAAATTGTTAAATTATTAAAAAACTGATTAAAAAATAATAATTCAATTTTATGTAAAGGATGCAATTATCTAACGAGCTCTGGTACGATGTATTCTCTTTTTTGACTCAATGCAGTCAAAGGAAGTTCAGTTGTCTATTGAACTTGTACAATTTGAGTACATATGAAATAGAATTAATGCATATAACAGATAAGTTGTTGATTAGTGCTGCTGCGAAAGGATATACTAAGTTAATTAGATTATTAATTAATGTTGGTGGTGTTGACTTAAATATTCGAACCAGATATAAGGAGACAGCTCTACATTTTGCAAGTATGTATGGTCATAAAGAATGTGTTAAATTATTGATTAAAGCTGGTGCCGACTTAAATATTAAAGACAGTAACACTAATACAGCTCTACATTGGGCAAGTAGAAATGGTCATAAAGAATGTGTTAAATTATTGATTAAAGCTGATCGTATTGACTTGAACATTCAAACCACTTATGGTAGAACAGCTCTAGATTATGCAAGTTATAATGGTCATATAGAAATTATTAAACTATTGATTAAAGCTGGTGGTATTAACTTAAATAATCAAGATTATTTTGGTTATACAGCTTTACACAATGCAAGTAAAAAGGGTAATGTAGAGATTGTTGAACTCTTGATTAATGTTGGTACCGACATAAATATTCAAACCAGATACAATGATACAGCTTTAGATTTAGCAAGTTTATATGGTCATGAAGAATGTGTTAAATTACTAAAAACAGCGACTATTAATATACTTCAAATGAATCAGTAATAAATACATCATCGTCATCGTACGATTGTTCATCATCAAGTGTCTCTGCATATTTATCAGTATCTTGTGCTTCATTATAATTATCAATAGCTCTTTCATCTTCTATGGTTGCTGCTTTTTGAGCCTCTTCATTCAACAATTCAATCTGTTCTTCTAAACCTGCTTCAAAGAAACCTTTTGCTATTTTTTCTTCAGGAGTCATTTTCATATAAATTTCCATATTTTTTCTTTTTCGCAAATCAAGTTGATCTTCCACAAATTGTACATCGGTTTCTGATGTATCTGCCAGTTCTACATCATCTTTCGCTCTTTCAAGAAATTCCATCGCAAATTGTGCACTTAATTCGGTTTGTACAATAGAATTCATAACATTAATAAATATATTCAAAAACATAATAATTCTGCGATTAATACTTATATCATTTGTATATTCAATATCATAATAATTCCCAACATTGTATTTATCAGGTATTTTATCCTTGAAATCATTCTTCTTTTTATCATCAATAAATTTACTCAAATACATCATACTTGGACTATTCAAGAATATATCAGTTTCACTTGTTCTTATAAGTCTATAATCACGCTGCAATCTCTTAATAATATTATTTAATTCAGATAATCTGGACCATTCTTGATCCCGTTTGAGAGACCTGGCTTTTCTATCTTTATCCTCTTTGGATATAAATATATCTTTTTCAATATTTCTTGTTTGTTCTTCAAATACATTACTAAATTTACCTAAATCAATAAGAAATGACATTAACGTTTCTTTATCTTTGAACTCTGTCTTTATAAGATCAACGTGTTTACGTATTTTATTTATTAATGATTCTGCTCCATTTTTGTCAAAAACTATATTCTCCTTTTTTGTCTTAAAATCTACAGGAATGCTTGGTTTATCAATAGAAAGTTCAGGAAAACTTTTTACTTCTGATTCATATTTTCTTTCTTTTTCAAGACCATTTTGTATTTTTGATATCAATGCTTTATTGGGCTTTCCATTCAATTCAATATCATAACCACAAAGTATATCAGTTCCCCAGTAAATTTTCTGACCTGGTGCACCAGCACATGCATTTTGTACAACATCAACAATTTCATTCACAAGCTCTCTTTCAAACACCTTTTCTTTTAGTTTTTGATGATCTTTGGGTCCTTTAGTTTTTTCTTTTTGCGTAGCCTCTTTCTTTGTTATATTTCCACACTGAGTGTCAATCAATTCTCGTTCAAATTGGTTGATATTTTCCACATTTATTGTGGAATTAATTGTAAAGTATTTAATACTGAACGCAGGATCAAAATTCATATCAAAAGCAGTTTTTTGTGCTTTTAATTTTCTCTTAAGATCCGAAGTTTTTATGGTTGTGCTTGATGAATTTCCACGAAGTTTTGTTAAATCCCATTTCTGTTTTCGTCCATCTTCACAATAAACATTAAGTGTATAATAAAAGGATGGATCATCTTTCGGAGGATTAATATTTTTTAATTTAACAAACTTCAAGAATCGCCTATTATATTTCTTTGGTATTCTATTATAAACCAAAGAATCAAATAGATAATTCAAGTTATTATTATCAAACGAAGTATCAAGCTCTTTCCAAACTTCTCGATTTTGGATTGGAGTTTTGAAAATTTTTCTAATTTTTGATAACCTGATTTCGGCAGCTTTTAATAAAGCTTTATGAATTTTTTTATCATCATCACTATTTACATCCAATTTATCAATTATTTTTGTTACTGTATCCTCATTTTGGGCATTTTTAATAAATGCTTTTGGTGTCCAATTTGCACCCCAGATTCTTCTAGCGAGATTGAATGTTGCTACATCTTTTCTAAACGCCTCTTTTTGTAATGTATTAAATGCTGATTTAATTGCGACAGTAAACTTACCTTTCATTTCTTTCAGTCCAAGTTTATCAAAGAATGGACGATCACGATCCCTAACAATTTTGAGAACCGCTAATACATATGGATTAATATTATCTTTTGGCAGATCATTTCTATCACCAGGAAGATACTCTTTTCTGAATCTGAATCTAAATCCACTAGAAATCATATCTTTGATGAGTTTTGCATAAATAAATGCCACAGCATACAATCTTTTTAAAAGTTCAGTATCTTCTGTACCTAATTCTTGTTTTTCTACTTGCACCCATCTATCAATAATACTAGCACCTATTTCATCTATTAATTTCCAAGCATTAACTGCCCCAGATAAACTAGAGTGTAATATAACTGTACTAGCCAGATTTCGTAACATAATAATATCATCATCTTCGTTAACAATTACTTCACCAGTTATTTTGACACCATCTTCATTGTATTCAACTTGTTCAGAAATATCAGCATCAGCAATTTTTCTGCCACAAAATTTACACGAAATAAATTCTGCTCGTGAACCTGTTGACTTATTAGAATAGAATACATCTTCTAATATTTTTGTTAATTCTTCATCTTTATTCTTATCTGCGTATCGTTCCATCATTATTACTTCGTGTTGACACCCCATATTAAAATTACAATTCTTACAAAAGAGAAATTGTGTTTCAGGATCTGGATTTTTTGGACCGAAAGTTGAAATCATTCTTTGAAATACTGCAAATTTCTCTTCTAAACTGACAAGATTATCAAATTCAGCACGAAGTTTAAAATGAGGGCATTTATTTTCTTCATATTCTTTTCGCGAATTAATTGATTGTTGAATGTATTGTTCTACTAATTTCTTTTGTTTAGTTGTTAATACTGTATCAATACTAACAGCCTTTTCTTTTGCTTCTTGTTGCAATTTTTCTAAAACAAATGGACTTAATTGTTCATGAATAGCTTGTTCATAAATATCCATTCTCCTTTCAATATCTTTTTCATTAATTAATCGTTTCTTATCTTGTTTCTTAACAAAATCATATAATTTTGCACTGTTAATAAGATTTTCAAATCGTGCATTATTTGATTGTGAACTAAAGAGATAAAAAGGTATATTCCCAACATAACTCTGTGTTGTCCAAAGTTCTCTTTGTTCAGGTATATCAGACAAAGTATTTTCGGAATAATACTTTCCATAAAGAGATTTAATAATATCTTCTTTCATAATACTTAATTTGATACGTTCTTCTCTCTCTTGAACAAGATTTTCTGGAATTTCTTCTTTTATTTCTTTAATACTTTGAAATAACTGATTGGTATGAATTAACTCTTCTTTGTCGAAATCGTGTTTATTTCGACTAAATCTCTTAAGATCTTCAATTAATAAGAAAACATCCATAATTTTTGGAATTTGTTTATTAAATGATTTATCATCCTTAAACTCGAAGTATTTTAAGTAATCAACACCTTTTAATGGAAATTGATTTTTAAATAATTGTGTTAGATTTAGATTTTTAAACGATTGATCAAATATAAGATTGTCTTGGAATGCGCGTTTAAGATCAATAACAAATCCTTTTATAACAATAGTTTCATTCTCTGCTATTGGGCGAAGAATTAATTTACCCTTTTCAAGATAAACATCAAGATCAACTTCACGAACACCAAATCTCGAAACAGGCGATCTTATTGCATAACTATGATTTGAATCGACATTTTCGTAAGGCTTTATTGCGTCTGTTAAATCTCCAGTAGGTCCAGCATCATTGACTCTTTTTTGCCACTGATCTCTTGAAACTACTTTAACCCCTTTTTTATCTTTTCCAACATTCAACACAAGTTCTACGTCATTTATAACAGGAACTATCCAATTCACACTAAGTATGAAATTAACTGTTTCTCGTGTTGGTTCTCCATGCAGAATTTTTTGTAATTCATCCTTTTTATTTACATCTGTAAAAAGCTCACTTAAAACTCTAATAGTCCTTAGAAAATCGCGACGTTTGAAAATTAAATCACCTAATTCACGTATAAGAAGATTCGCACGCTCATCTTCAGTTAATTTATCCCAAGGAATAATGGGTTCTTTTGCTTTTATAATGAAAACCTGTTCTGGTGTTTCTGATTTTTCACGATTGATTGACATATTACTAATAAAAGGACAGAAAATATCTTACCTCACAATACACCAAACTTTAAAAATTGACTTAAAGATATAATTAATAACTAATTTACAAAACAAAAAATGGAAGTCCCCTCCTTCATCGAAAAATTGAAGGTTAATGTACCAAACGCTAATCAATATCCACGAACTTTGCGAAATGTTCTCGGTCAGAAACCATATAGTATCACTGTTAATTGGAAAGATGAACTATTTGTGTTGAATAGTCAACGTCGTCAATCTGATTTTGGTATTGTTGCAGTACGTCAAAGCAATGGTATTATTATGGAAACTCCTGAACCAACAACAGGAAAACCTAACATTGTTGCATTTTCTTTCAATGTTATTCGCGATTATGCGGAATCAATGAAGGAATCACTTACTAGTGATTGGACAGATTATCAAGTAGAAAATCTTATTGATGGTGCAGTAGTACGTTTGTATTGGTATAAAAATCAATGGAATGTAGCTACATTGAAGTGTATTGATGCACGTGACGCAAATTGGAGTAGCAAGCGCAGTTTTTATGATCTGTTTGTTGAAGCTGCTGGAATTTCTAAGTTAGATTATGAAAAATTAAATAAGCAATACTGTTACACATTTATTGTACGTCATCCAAGTAATCATATGATTGTTAAATACGATAGAAGTTCGTTGATTCATCTTTGTACAGTTGACATTAACGCTATTTCTGAAGAGAATTCAATTGGTTACGTTGAGCATGATATCGGTATTCTTCGTCCCAATCAATATGATTTCAGTACTTTTGATGAATTCTGGAAAGAAGTACAGAATCCTGTTGAAGGACCATTTAATGAAACTAGTATTCTTGGATTCATCTTGACTCACAAAACAACTGGTGATAAAATTAAGATTGAAAAAGATAATTATAGACTTGCACGTAGAATGAAAGGTAATTGTCCAAACATCAATTATCGTGTACTTGAACTTCTTCGCGAAGATCAATTTAGTCTTGAAGGCGAACAACGAAGACAATTCTTGTATTTCTTCCCACAATATGAAGGTAATTACACAAAAATGGAATCTAATTTCCAACGACTAGTAAAGCGAATTTATGAGACTTATGAAGCATTGTATACTCGATCTTCAGTTAGTAGTCAACAAATTGATCCAATGGAGAAACATATTCTAGATGATCTTTATTATACACAAATTGAAGAAGGACGTCGCGTTGGATATCATAGAGTTGAACGATACTTGCGTAATTTGTCAGTATTCAGATTAGCTTACTTGCTTAGTACTCCTTATTATATTCCAAAGAACAAGAATTATAATCAAAACAAACAATCAAGTTATCAAGTCTATGCTCCACGAGCCAATGGACATAATCAAGTATACTTTTAAAAAAAACAAAAATGAGACAATTGTCTCTTAATTTTTTTTAATTGAATTTACTACAATTTCAATAATATCTTCCCGACCTGATATTCCTAACATTTCAATAATGTCTTCCCAACCTGATATTCCTAACATTTCATTTAAAAATAATTCTGACATAACATCATCATTTTTAACATCAACACCATTCGCTATCAAGAGTTCAATACAGTCTTTATGTCCAGCAACACATGCAGAAGATAATGCTGATCCACAACCACTACTTTGTATATTCACGTCAGCACCATTCGCTATCAAGAGTTCAGCACAATCTTTATGTCCAGCAACACATGCTAACATAAGAGGTGTATCTTTCCACATTGCGTAGGAATTTACATCAGCACCATTAGCTATTAAAAATTCAAGTATTTCTTTATGACCATATCTACTTGCACAGTGAATAAGTTTATCAAACCCGTGTGATACTGAAATATCAACACCAAACTTAATAATAAGAAGTTTAACAAGATTTATATATCCATGTTTACATGCGTCAAATATAAAACATGGATGACTTGAAGTCCATAATAATTCTATTTCTTTTTCACTTAAATCATGTAAGTTCCACAAACTACTGAACTTTGACATACTCCTTTGACTCAAAAAAGAAAATACATTGTACCATATCTCGTTAGGTAAATCCATCTTTTATTTGTGATATAAAAAATAATGTTAATCAGTTTTTTTCTAACAATTCAACAATTTCTTTATAACCACGATTACTTGCTATATGTAGAGCTGTTTGACCAATATTGTTTTGAATATTTACATCAGCACCAGCTTTAATCAGGAGTTCAGCACATTCTTTACGACCATAATAACTTGCCGAATGTAGAGCTGTCTCACCATAATCGTTTTGACTATTCACATCAGTACAAGTATTAATCAAGAGTTCAACACATTCTTTATGACCATACATACTTGCAAAATGTAGAGCTGTATAACCATGATTTTCTTGTTTATTCACATCAACACCAGTTTTAATCAAGAATTCAATAATTTCTTTACAACCACCATATTCACTTGCTATATGTAGAGCTGTTTCACTATGATAATTTTGAATATTTACATTAACACCAGATTTAATCAAGAATCTTATCAATTTAATATAACCTTTTTCAGCAGCTCTAAACCACAAATTGTTTGAACAGTGTATTAATTCTATTTCTTTTGTACTTAAGTTGTGTAGATTCCATAAACTACTGAACTTTGATATACTTTTATTAGTCAAAAAAGAGAATACATTGTACCAGAGTTCGTTAGGTAAGTTCATTTTTGATAAGTGAATAAAAAAATTAATCAGTTTTTTTGGTATTATTAAATTTGTTATCAAAAATATCTTTAATAAGTTCTATTGAATTATCTGTAATATTGATATCAATATAAACAAGATTAAATAATTGATAAAGTTCAATTGTTGAAAGTAGTATAAAACAATGGTGTTCTGTAGAATTTCCAATTATCTTAGATGATAAAAATAAATCATCACCAAAAAACTTATTTATTAAATATGAAATAAACTCTTTTTTTAATTCAATCACTTTTAGATCGTATGGATTATTTGTATCCATATGAACAATAATTGTCATTAAACTCCCAATTTTAGATTTATTATTCATATTTTCAAATATGAATTTAGTTTTATCAATTTTTAAATATCAATTTCATCGAACATACAAATAATATTTTCATATTCTCTTTCTTGAGCCCATTCTTTTGGAGTTCTTTGTGTCATTTGATCAATAATATATTTATTAGCACCATTTTTAAGTAAAATTTCTACTGTTTCAGGTTTATTGTTTACTGTTGCCCAAAATAAAGCAGTATATCCTTGTACTGTTACATCATTAATATGTGCACCATTTTCTAGAAAATATTCAACTAAAGAAACATCTCCTCTATTTGCTGCATTCATTAATGGTGTCATGTCACCTCCAGCTTTATCATTAATATCAGCACCATTAACCATCAAGAGTTCACAAATTTGTTGAGTTGCATACATTGAAGCTAAATGCAGTGGAGTTCTAAAACATTCATTATCTTTAATATTTGGATTAGCACCATTTTGTAAAAGAAATAATACAATATTATATCTATTATATTCACAAGCTCTATGTAATAGTGTATTTCCTTTCCCTATATCCATATTTATGTCACATCCATCGACCAAGTATTTTAATTGATCTAAATCATCAAGGGCAATTGCAGAATCGAATTCCATTTATAATATAAAAAAAGAATCTTCTTTAAATAATTATATTGTATATTAAACTAAAAACTGGATTTATTAGCACCAGCATTAATCAAGAGTTCAACAATATCTTTACAACTATAATTACTTAATATTTGTTGTAAAACTGTGTGACCATCATTGTTTTGAATACTTACATCAGCACCATTCGCTATCAAGAGTTTAATAATTTCTTCATGACCAAATTTACTTGCTAAGTGCATAGCTGTCCAACCATATTTGTTTTGAATGTTTAAGTCAGCACCAGCTTTAATCAAGAGTTCAACAATTTCTTTATAATCATTTCTACTTGCATTATGTAGAGCTGTCCAACCTATATTGTCTTGACTATTTAAGTCAGCACCAGCTTTAATCAAGAGTTCAGCATATTCTTTATGACCATATATACTTGCTATTTGTAGAGATGTGCTACTGTAATTATTTTGAATATTCAAATTAGCGCCATTTTGAATCAAGAATTTCTTCAATTTAATATAACCTTTTTTAGCAGTGTCAAACCACAAATCATTTGAACAGTGTATAAATTCTATTTCTTTTGTACTTAAGTTATGTAAGTTCCATAAGCAACTGAACTTTGACATACTTCTTTGAGTCAAAAAAGAGAATACATTGTACCAGAGTTCATTAGGTAAATCCATCTTTTATTTATATCACAAATAAAAAGGATTAATCAGTTTTTTCTAACAATTCAATACAATCTTTATAATTATATATACTTGCAATATGTAGAGCTGTATAACCATCATTGTTTTGACTATTTAAGTCAGCACCAGCTTTAATTAAGAGTTCAACAATTTCTTTATGACCAAATTTACTTGCACAATGTAGAGCTGTTTCACTATTATTGTCTTGAATATTTAGATCAACATCAGCTTTAATCAAGAGTTTAACACAATCTTTATGACCATATTTACTTGCTAAATGTAGAGCTGTATTACCATAACTGTTTCGAATATTTAAGTCAGTACCAGCTTTAATCAATAATTCAACAATTTCTTTACGACCACGAATACTTTCCCAATGTAGAGCTGTATCACCATAATTGTTTTGAATATTCATATTAGTACCAGCTTTAATCAAGAGTTCAACAATTTCTTTATGACCATATTTAATTGTATAATGTAGAGATGTATTACCATAAATAATTTGAATATTTATGTCAGCACCAGCTTTAATCAAGAGTTCAACAATTTCTTTATGACCACTAATACTTGCTAAGTGTAGAGCTGTATAACCATCATTGTCTTGAATATTTAGATCAATAGCACTAATTTTAAGCAAGAGTTTTATCAATTTCGTATAACCTTTTTTAATAGTACCAAACCACAAATTATCTGAAGACCAAATCAATTCTATTTCTTTTGTACTTAAGTTATGTAAGTTCCATAAACTACTGAACTTTGATTGACTTTGTTGAGTCAAAAAAGAGAATACATTGTACCAGAGTTCATTAGGTAATTGCATTTTGTGATATAAAAATAACAATAAGATTAATCAGTTTTTACTTTATTTCATACTTTTAAGTATTATTAATAATAATTATCATTTTTTGTACTAATAATCGATTTATTTATTTTTCTATGTTTACAATAAAGAATGGATCCATCAATGTATTATCAAAAAAATCCTGTTCCTCGGAATTTGAAAAAAAAGAAACGAGGTGGGATTCCAATTAATTTATATGAAGGACCTATTCAGTGTCCTGCTAATGTTCCTTATTTCAATGTTTATAAAGTTGAATGTGATCTTAATAATAATTCTGTTGCACAGGAATTGCAAAATCCTGATGGTCCCAATGGTCCTGATAAAAAAACACCACTTGGTACTCGTCAATATGTTGTAAATAGAAATTATGAACGATTTAAATCAAATACACCTTTGGACGATTTAAAAAAGGAACTAGATCAACTTCCTAATTATGTTAATGAAGAAGAATGCGAACAAAGTTGTTCATCAAAACCAAAAAAAGTTATTGATGAAACTCCTTTTTGGTTTGATGATCCATCTATTTTAATTGATAAAGACCATATTCTTGATATTATTCCTAATCAAGAAATGTCATCTAATCAATTACTTAATTCTGTAGTCAGATTTTCTATAGTTTTGTTTTTCTTGATTTATTTAGTTACACAAGAAATTAGTATGTTATATTTTGTTGTTGCAGCAATTCTTGCTACAATGTTTATAGATAAAGAACGTGGTAGTGACGAACAAAGTGACGAACAAAGTGATGAACAAAGTGACGAAAAATTCATTGGTTTACCATCAAGTGCACCTGGTGGCGTTGGAACCAGTAATAACCCGCTAGACTACAGAGTTTTAAATACTCCTGCTGAATTTGATGATAGACTTTTCAAAAGTAATGAAGAAAATGCTGGTAATTATATGATGGAACGTAATAAAGTAAAAAGCTGGGATCCATTTTGTCCACTTAGTATAACAGGCGGTGGATTTGAACATATTTTGTATGGTGATAATGTTAAACGTCATCTATTTTATTAAGGAATTGAGTATTTTTTTTAACCCATAATAAAATCTAACCAGAAATAAATGGGACGTGGTAGTAAAGTGAAGTTTGCTCCTAAACCATATAGTAAAGGAAAAAAGGAAGGTTATCAACAATTAAATCTGGTTGGTACACCACAACATGCAGCTGAAGTTGATGATTCAGTTTTTCTAAGCGAAAACAAGCTTCTTGGAACTTATATGGAACCTAATTTTAAAAAACAACCATACGTACCACAAGCACATGAATGGACACAAAAACTTAATTTATTTACTGGCAGAAACTTGAAACCGCTTTTAGATAGACCAGAGAAAAAAGAAAATGTACCTTTATTTAAACCATTCAAATATGATTATTTACCGAATAAGAATGATGTTATGGAACGTACTCTCGCTATGTCTTCGCGATATCGTGATACTACGAGCACGATAAGTAAAAAATTCGAAAAGCCAACGCCAGAAATTAAAGTTGCTCCTGGTGTTGATATCGGTTATAATGCCGAACCTACTGATCGTCCATACCATCCTTGGTACAGAACTCCAGAATACAATATTGATGAACTCCGTGGCGAAGTCCGTCCAAGTTATGAAATTAATAGAACAAAGATAGGTATGAAAGGAGATAAAGGTCATTTCATACCGAAAAAGAAAAATCTTAAACGAAGACCTGAAGCTATTTATGGTCAAGGTAATCAGGCACGTGTTATTCCAGGAATTGGTACATTCAGTAAAGGTGCCAATGATCGTTTAGCTGGAAGGATTGAAAGAATGGTAAAGAAACCAGAATCAGTTGAACACTTTGGAAATGAATATCGTGAACATGATTACACACCATTGCCAGAAAATCGCAAACCATTTGTGGAGGCTACCCGACTCCAGAATCGTCCAGAAGACACATCACGTACTGGACATGCATTTACAAATCGCCATGAAGACATGGGTTACGACAGAACAATGAATATTAAACCCAAGAATACTAAGCGAATGCAATTTGGTCATCTTGTTAGCGAACGTGATGGAAACATGAAAGCTTTAGTAATGGTTGGTCCAAATGACACACAAGGTAAAGGAATGCATAAAAGTCTTCATAATAAATCACTTTCAATTAAAGCACTTCGTGATGGAGTTGTTGATGTTGATTATCAAAAGAATCCATATACAAACAAGAGAACTCTACTTGCTAGAACACCACAAGATTACGATACAAGACGCGATCATAGACCAGACACACAAGAATACGGCAATAGACTTAGAAATGAAAATGATATGCTTTTACCGGAATCTCATGCATACACATATATTGATGGACAAAGAACTGTTGGTGGTGACATGCATTTACGTGCTGGTCGTCAAAATGACAAATCTCAATTTAAATTTATGCGGAATCCTATTGAATATGGTGAAGATGACAGGCGTGGTGTTGGACATTCTAGTTCTAAAAAGACACCTAATCGTGGTTCAAAACACGGATTAAGAAATGGACGTGTTGAGAATTTATATGTGGATAATGTTCAAATGACTGGACGAGTTGGTATTGGTCATGCACAAGGATCTCATCAATTCACAAAAGCTCATGCTAAACAAACTAAACGTGAAGATGTAGCTGGTACTGAAAGATTTGCTGGTGGAGGAAGAATGATTGGACTTGAACACAGAAATAATAGAACAACTAAACTTAACAACAAGCGTCCAGTAACAGTTAATAGACAACCTATTGGACAAATGGCACAAAAAAATTATTCTGATTATGATAACCAATTTGTTGGTTTAACCAGAACTAATGTTAATAGAAGTGCTGCTGATCAACAACCTATTCCTTATCCAAGAACACCTACTGCGGCATTGTATGGTCTTAATAACCAGATTGTTATGGGAGCCAATACGCTAAATGACAGCAAAAGAGGAAGTGTATTAACTCAAAGTAATCGCCAATCATTTTTGAAACCTATAATGAAATTTAAGTAAGGTATTTTACCAAATAAGGTACCAAGGAACATGTTCCCCAAGTGCTTTAAGCACTCTTCTTGATCTTCCTAATTTGTTTGCCCAATAAACGGCATCATAACCATTTTTATCTTTGATTGTTTTATCAGCACCCCTGTTTATTAAATTTTTTATATGTTCGACATTGTGATTAAGGCATGCATCATGTAAAAATCTACCATTGTTAAAGATAAATGGTTCATTCACATTTAGACCTCTATCAAGTAAAAACTTAATTTTAGTCATATCTCCATAACAAAGATGTGCTGCTAATCTAAGATCTTCATAAGTAAATTTATTAAATAATCTAGGATATTTGATATGCGTATTCAAATTGAATGCAATATGAAATGCTTTATACCCATAGTTATCTCTTGACAACTTTGGATCTTGTCTTAATAAGTATTCAATTGTTTCTTGATGATCTCCTGATACTGCCCAGTGAAGTAGTGACCAATTATAAGTATCGTAATTTTGATTATTGTACATCTCTACTTGATGTATCTCTGAATTAAGTCTTTTCATTTTTCTTTCTGTTTTTCGATCGAGAATATTGATATCACCACCATTTTTAATCATAAAATCAAGAACTTCTACATTATTTTTTGCAGCTGCATAATGAAGTAATGACAAACCATTTTCATCAAATTTATTGAAATCTTTAATAGTTTCACACACTTCTAATGCCAATTCAGTATTTGCAAGTCTAAGGTGATTTCTGATAATATCCATTTATATAATTTTAATTATTATCTTTAAAATTCTTATTGTGTTAAATGGCGACAAAAAATTGATTAATAAGTTTAAAGTATTTGACACAACAATGTCCTATAAGAGAACAAGACAAATCAATTTAGAAAAAGCTTATTTTTCTAAGAATCTTCGTGAATTTATTTATGAAGTATTTCCTGACGAATGGGCTCCTATTGCAGCAAGAATTATTGAAAGTGGTGCAGAATTTGGTGAAACAGATAAATTCGCACCAAGATGGTCTTGTATTCCATTTACAGAAAGAAAAAGTAAACGTGGAAATGTAAAAGAGACTTATTTGAAGAGTATTATTTTCAGAGTTCATGATTGTATTCATCAACTTTGGGGTCTTCCTATTCCAACTGTATTTGATGAAGATGAAAAATATATGTTTAAACGTATGTGGATGTGTGCAGAAGTAGCTACTTTGTGTATTACGGAATTCTTGTATTGTCAGTGGTTATATGATACACAGGAAGAATTAAAGGAAATGTTAGAACATCGAAATACATTGTTATTTAAGTGGACTACTGAATTATCTGTTAAGAGTCCAGTACAATTAGCAGGACGTCTAGATCAATTGTTACACAAAAAAATTTATCCGAAATGGGTTAGAGAAAATGAACATGCTAAGAAATTTGTGGCAGATTATGTCCCAATGCTGGAACAGGATAGAACTAATATTGATTATAATTGGAAACTTCTTTTGGAACAAACAGATAGGTCTTACTTGAATCTGTTGCCAAATCAACGATACAGTAGAAAGCTTGACGGATTAGAATTAACACAGTGGATGGTACAAGATTTCTTACATCTTTTGAATACTGATGATGTCATTGATACAGGTTTGGCGGAATTTAATCGTGCTAGAAGAAAGAATGTCAATTTACCTGATGGATGGAATGAACCATTTAACTAATAAATACCCGTCAATTATAAGTGTTCCTATTGCGAGAACAATTAAGAATAATCTATCTAAATCAGATATTTCTTTTTTCCACACGATCCAGATTAACCATGGAACAACAATCAAAATAGCTATTGCTTCAGAAACAATGTGCAAAGTACGATCTTCTTGCGGCATATAATTAATATTACTTTTTTATCGTTTGATTCGCTTCACTCGTTCACTCTATTGATTGAACAGAATATATAAATTAGAGTGTATCGAGTGAGCTTATATTTTTTGATTGTGCGATTTTTTGTTTACAAAGAATGTATTGATTTAAACAAAATGAGTTTATTAACAAGTCGACTCAAGGACAACCAAGACTTTTTTATTAAGACAATTCTGTATCCTATGGTTCGTCGTAAGTTTGATACCATTCATCATGGAGCGAAACGAAGATATCAAAAGGCAGAAAAGAGTGGTGAAAAAACAAATAAACTCAAGGAATTACAGAAACTTTTAGCTACTGCGAAGGACTGGAGAGAAACTGAATTTGTTGATGATGATTGTATAACTTTCCAAGATAAAACACGTAAGCGTTTTGGTGATGAATATAATCCCAATCATATTAGAGATCTTGTTTGTGATATATATCTTCGTGCAGCTAGTACTTTGTGGGACAATATTCAATTGTATACTGATAAATGTTCGTCTGCAAAAAAGGAATTAAATGATAAATCTATTAAAAAAATTCTATTTGATTCAATTAAATCTGGTCTTAAGCATTTTAAACCTGTGGAAGAACCTGATACAATTAGTGATAACGATAATCAATCACTTTTTGATTATCATGGACAAAATGATTTTATGTTCGGAGGACATGAAAATAACGATCAAGAACCCGAACAAGACTTTAATCCAGAACCCGAACAGGTAGAAGAACCTGACAGTCAAGAACTGGTACAAGACTTTAATACAGAACCCGAACAAGTAGAAGAACCTGACAGTCAAGAACCCGAACAAGAACTTGTACAAGACTTTAATCCAGAACCCGAACAGGTAGAAGAACCTAATGACAATCCAGAACCTGAACATGTAGAAGAACCTGAAGATCCAGAACCAGATGTCATAATTAAACCTGCTGATGAAGATAGTGATTCTGATACTATGTCAGATTCTGATTCTGATGATTTAAGTGAAACAGATAGTGATTATTCTAGTTTTTCTGAAGAAGAAGAGGAAGACAATGATGTTATAGAAGTTGATATGAATAATAATACTAGAAGTGATGAAGATAGTCCTAAATTAAAGAAACGAGGCGGTTCCAGATCAAGCTCTGTTTCATCTAGAGAATCTAGAGAATCTACAGAATCTAGAGACACAGTTCTTAAAGATTCTCCATCAATGATTGTGCGTAAATCAGATTTAATTGAAACAGAATTTAAAAATAAGGAAAAAGCAATTGCTTTATTATCAGAAGCAGAAAAGACTGTTGTTCAAGAAGGTTCTGGATATACCAAAGAGCAAGTGATGGAATTTCTTAAGTTCAAAAAGTTTGTTGAACTTAGTCAAGGAGCGAAAGTAGATAATTTTGATGAAATTCTCAAGAGTGCTTTAGAAAACAGTGGTCTTAAGAAACCAGAACCTGTTCAGGAACCAGAACCAGTACCTGAACAGGTACAAGAACCACCAACAAAACCAACAAAACGTAAATATACAAGAAAAACAACTAAAACTGAAACTGAAAAACCAACTACATCAGAAACCGAAGATACATTTAGTATGTTTGATAAACCTATAACAAATATAACAACAGTACCACCAACAAAGAAAAAGAGTGGACGTGTAAGACGTAGTCGTGCCACCGTGTAAATAAATATATTTGTATTTTCTTTTTTTAGTTTATAATGGATCAAGAATATATGCTTCAATTGATCACAACACCAGTAGGTGCCAGTATTTTACTTATTATTCTTAGCACAATAGTATTTTATCTTGCTTCAGAAAGTGTTACATTAAAATCTGTAGCAAAGTTCTTGATTTATATTTCAATTGTCACTTACTTAGTTATTAGTCTTAATAATTATTATATACTTTCTGATTTTGAAAATGAAGCAGTAATTAGTGGTTCTTTAGATGATTTTAGTGCTAGTTTGTAGATCGCGATAAACAATGCTTAGAAGTTATATGTATAAAAATAAATGAGTGGCAAGAAGAATGACAACAAAATTAAAATATTTAGATTTGACCCTCATCAACGAGATAGAAAAGGTAAGCTTGTCCATTCTCTCTATAATAAAATTATTGTTGTTATTGGTCCAAGAGGTGCTGGTAAATCATTTCTTATTAAAGATTTGATGACTCTAATTGCCAAAGTTCCTGTAGCTAAAATTATTAGTGGCACAGAAGAATCAAATCATTATTATGGTCAATATAATCCCGATATCTTCATTGAAGATGAATATAGTGAAGAAATGCTTGAAGATTTCGTTGATCGTCAAAAAGAAATTACAATTAAGGTTAACGAGGATCCTAAATTTAAAAAAGTGGATAATAGAGCATTACTTTTACTCGATGATTGTCTTTGGGATGATTCGTGGACAAAGCATAAATTAATGAGATTCGTTTTTATGAATGGGCGTTGGTGGGGAATCACTGCTATTTTCGGATTACAAGAACCTTTAGGATTACCGAGAGGGCTTCGTGGCAATATTGATTATGTTTTTATCTGTAGTAATGGAAATCCGAGAGAGCGTAAGGTTATTTATGAAAATTATGTATCAGGATTTAAGAATAAAAAAGAGTTTGACAAGGTTATGGATAATTGTACGCAGGATTATAATGTTCTTGTCATCAAGAAGTCAAGTAATAGTAGTAAACTTCGTGA